CTTTGATGTCCACCGTGGGAGCAGAGGTGTACCCGGCCCCGGAGTCCGTGACATCGATTTGCGTCACACGCCCTCCAGATATGGAGGCGGTGGCCGTTGCCTGCTTGGTGGCGCCGCCGCCCGACAGTGTGACCGTGGGAACTGTGGTGTACCCAGCGCCGCCGCGGAGAACATCGATGGACGAGACGTACTGCCCGGCACCGGAGGCGGACGCCTTGATCGTCGGGCCAACAGCAGGTTTGGAAATCCCGATTGCTTGGAATTGACCGGCCTCGCCGTTCCATCGCACGCCGCGGCCCATGCCGTCCACGGCGTACATGTCGTTGAATCGCGAGCGGAAGAACGTCGCCGGGCGAAACGCCCCGGTGTAGGCGTGCGCCGTGGCCTTGGCGTTGCCGGTGATGGTCACGGTCGGATCGGATGTGTACCCAGTACCGGAGTTGGTGATGACGATAGACTCCACCATCGTCCCAGCCATGTGCGCCACCGCGGCAGCGCCCGTCCCACCCCCTCCAGTCAGACTGACTGTAGGCGCGGCCGTGTACCCAGACCCACCAGTAGTGAGCTGCACAGACACCAGCGAGCCAGGAGCGCGCGAAGCGAGAGACGCGGACGAGGGCGTTGGGACGGGGTTTGATGTCATAGCTGGCAGCTCGCAAGCACTATTGTTTCGTATTGGCTAGCGGTTCCCGCCGCGTTGAACACCACAACACGCGCATAGTGGGCAGCAGTGGAGTTAGAAAAACTCAGCCGCACAGTTACTGGTGCGCTTCCGTTGGCCTGCGCGGTTGTGAACGTCCTCCAGTACGTTTGGCTCATCGTAGACAGCGAGGTGCCCAGCGGCGGCTGCGCAATGTCGATAGAGTATGTCGACAGCGCCGCGCCGCCATTGTACGTCGGCGGACTTATGATTAGCTCTGGCAGCGTGCAATTGTAATCCAGGTTGGACAATCCGGGGCGACCGGGAGCGGCGGGCGTCTGTCGCACAGTCGGGCTTGAGTTGTCACTCCCTGCAGTTGCTACTATGCGGTAATACACAGGAGACGAGCGAGTCCCGAGTGGCTGCGAGGTCAGCGTGACTGAGCGGGCGGTGGGAGTCGCGACCGTCGTCCAAGTGGTGTTGTCGACGCTTCGGGACACCACGTAACCGTCCACAGTGCGCCCGTCCGTGTATGCGATCACGCCCCATGACAGCAGCACCGCGCCTTCAGTGTTTGCGTTAATGACGACATTTGGCGGGGCGCTAAAACGTCTCGGCAAAACAAGAGACGCCGTGGTCGACCCCACAGCGTTTACCGCCAAAATCTCCACGGCATCTCCAGAACTTTCCGTTCTGCTGAACGTGGCGGTAAGCACGGACGGCGCTACCGTTTGTGTAGAAACCACCGTGCCGTTGGCGCGCTTGTATCGCACCGTGTATCCCGTGACAGCAGAGCCACCGCTCGCCGCCGCGGCCGTCCAAGACACCTTGGTCTGAATATCCTCCAAGTCCACGCTGGTGATTGACGGGGAGAACACGGGGGGCGAAAAAGTCACGGTTGCGCTGATCGCAGACGACCATGCGCTCGTCTTGGAAACTCCACCCGCGCTTGCCGTCGCCTGCGCCCGCCCCAGGACCGCGCGCGAGGCAGACCCGGCGTACGGTATGGTGCAAAGAAACTTCACGCTGCCGCCATGAATGGCGCTCAGCTTCAGAGTGGCGGCCTGCCATGTCGCGCCTGAGTCCAGGCTGAATTGTCCCGTGTAATCGATGGACGACATGCCAGCAGGCAAAGCGGAGTACGCGATGAACTGCAATTCGCCGCCCGTGTTAGACACCAAAGTCAGAGCCGGCGCTGCAGGCGCGGTCGGAACAGCAGCAGTCACAGTCACGGAGTTGGAGACGGGCGACAAGCCGGCGGTAGTTTGTGCATATACCGTATACGTGGCCGTGCCGGGGAGCTGCGTGATCGTAGACGCAGTGGTGCTAGAGGCCGCGAATTCAACGCCGTCCTTGTAGATGACGTACCGCGTCAGCGCCAGTCCTCCAAGCGACGAAGGCTCTGTCCAAGACAGGCTGACCGTAGCCCTGTCGGCCAAGACGTACGCAAGAGAAAACGACAGGTTTCGGGGAGCCGTCGCCGCCTGGAACGGCGTGACCTGCCCTTGTACAAAAGCGTTCCCCGCTGCAGTGAAGACGAACAGCGTGACAGTCACCGCCGTGCCGTTCGTAAGGCCACTCACCGTGGCAGAACGCGCCGTGGCCGACATGGAGGGCACCCACCCACCAGGGTTGTAGAGCAACTCATATCTAATCACCGGGCTGGAGCCGCTGCTGGCGGGCGCGTCCCACGTAGCTGTAAAGCCGCCTGAAGTGGGCGTAAGCAGAAAGTTCTGTGGAGCAGAAGGTGGCGTTGCCGGAGCGGCGGGAACGGTGAACGTGACAGAGGCTGCGGCGCCGGACCCCGACGCCGTGACGGCGGCAACGGTGTACGTGTACGTCGCTCCCGCCACAAACGGCTGGCCCGAAATAGGAATCATAGTCTGTGAAGTGGCGTTGCCGGCCACCTGCAAGCCGTAGCCCTCGCCGTACGTCAGCAGGTAGGCGGTGACTTGCTGGCCATACAGGCTGGCCGGAGGCGACCAAGACAGCGTCACCTGAGAGTTCGTAGGTGTCGCCGTGAAGTTCAGCGGGGCAGACGGGGCGAGGCCAATGCCGACATTTGCCCGCATCGCAGTGCTGCTACCCACCGCGTTGATGGCGTACACCGACACCCACACAGTTGTTCCCGCCGCCAGCCCCGTGGCCGTGTACGCGCGAGTCAGGCCGGTGTAGACCTGCGTTTCTTGGCCCGTGAATGAGTTCGCTAGCGTCATTCTGTACGAAGTAATGGCAGACCCGCCCGTGCTAGCCGGTGCATCCCATGTCGCCGTGAAGCCGTCAGCCGTCCTTGTCAGCACAAGGTTTGTGGGCGAGGACGGGGCGGTATTCGCAGACGCCGCCAGTGTCGTCACATCAATCGAAGCGACTTGGCCGTCGCCGTTTACGTTGCTGGCGTAGACGCCAAACGTGTAGCGGGTGTTGGCGGTGAGGCCAGAGACTGTGCCCGTGAGGCCGGAGGCGGATTGCACAATCCAAGGTCCCTGGGACGAGGTGCCGTAGCGGATGCTGTAGCCCGTCACCGCAGAGCCGCCGTTATTGGCCGGGGCGCCCCAAGACAGCGTTACTGAGGTGGTGGTGGCGATGCCGGACAGGTTCTGCGGCTGGCTGGGTGTGGAGGTGGCGCCAACGATACTGACCGAATTGCTCGCGGTGCTGTACTGGCCTGTCCCATACGATGTGATCGCGGCTACGCGGAACACGTAGTCTGTGTTGGCAAGCAGCCCTGACACAGAGGATTGGCTGACTACGCCAGTGGTCACCGCTGCGGCCCACGTAAGCCCGCGATCCGACGAACGCTGCACGCTATAGCCAGTAATCGGGGAGCCTCCGTCGTCGGAAGGCGTGTACCACGCAACAGTGGCCGTGTTGGCGGCGGCGGCAGTAGCCGTCACCACAGCCGGCGGTGAAGCTGGTCGAACGGCTGGAGCGCTAGGCGACACCGGCCCGAAGGAGGCGCTGTAGTCCCCAGTCCCCGATGCGTTATTGGCGGACGCGCGAATGCGATAGGCCGTGCCGTTGACCAGCCCGGTGATGGTGTACGAGGTCGCTGTGGATGATCCGGCGCCGGTCCACGTTGTTCCGTTGTCCGTGCTGACCTGGAACGAGTATCCCGTGATGGCCGAGCCGCCAGTGTCCGTTGGCGCCGTGACCGAGACGGCGATGGTGGTGTTGCCGGGCAGCGCCGCTGCGATGACGGGCGCCCCGGGAGGCGAGGTGGTGGTGACAGCGCCTGCGGCCACCACCGACGAATAGATGTTGCCCTGCGCGTCTTGGTAGACGATGTGTTCTGCCGACCCGTGCTGGTAGCGGAACGCACGCACAATAGAAGTTGTGGCCGTGCTGGGCACAGGAAGCGTCACGGGCGTCATTCCAGGCCGCACCGTCAACTGCCCGGGAATCAGGCACTGCAGGTTGACCTGCTCCACTGCAGCGCCCGGAGGGATCGCATACTGGGAAGCGTTGGTGACAAGCCCTGCCCACTTGTTAATCGGGATCACGGGCGACCCCCGTCAAAGTTGTCACTCTGGAGCGGCGTCCGCCAGCCGCTCGTATCCCAGATCACCCTCTGCGTCCCGGCGTACGGAGCGAGCTGGTCGCCCTCCATCGCAAGCCGTAAGTCTCTCTGATACAGGGCGTAGGCGTTCTCAGGCTTGGTCCCGCGCATGCGAGCGAGCCAGTACTCCGCGCAGCTCAGGAGCGCGTTGTGCATGGAGTCCGGCATGTCAAGGATGTCAGTCACCACGTACTTCACGTTGGTGGCGTACGCCTCGCTCGCCAGCGTTGCAGAGGTGGCGCTAGCGACCGCGACAATACGGGACTCCGACTCGTACGGGTGCATGGACCCCAGCGAGTCCGGCAGGTCGTCCTGCGTGCCGAACCGAATCACCGACCCGACCATCGACTGCGTGAAGAAGGTGCCAGTTCCCGTCAGCGTCAGGCCGGATGCCGTCACGGTGCCGGCCCGGGACGAGTCCTCATGGCCTGAGATACGAAGCCCTCTCGGCAGACGCCGGTAGGTGAAGTCCAGAGTCTCCACGGTGATCGGATACCCGATGACCTTCACCGCCCAGCCGGAAGAGTAGGGGTCTTTGATGACCGTCCACGCATTCGGCGGCCCTTGGAGGTCGACGGTGGATTCGATCTTCATCGCCATGTCCGGCTCAACGAACGTGAAGTACGTCCACTTGTTCTGATCCATCGGCGTGTCGATGTTGCGGAAGTCCGCAGGCAGGCGATACAGCGACTGGTACAGGAGCGCGGCCTTGGGGGTCAGAAGATCAGTGGGGAACTTCACCACCGGGTCTGCCAAGAGCGTGTTGCCGTCGACACGCCGGGCAATGCGGACGACGACGTTGTTGACACGCAGGCTGCAATTGGCGGAGTGCAGGGGGAAGGTGTCGCCCGTGACACGGGTGAACAGGCGCGTCTCTTCGTCGTACGTGACCGTCCCCTCCCAGCGGGCGTTGAAGACGATACGGCCGTGGGTGTTGTAGTACCGCCAGTCTTTGATGGTGGAGACTTCGCGGTACGCCCGCTGGAGGGCGGTGCGGATGTCCTTCTGCTCAGCGTCTTGGGGGCCGCCGAACGACGCAGAGATCAGATGCTCCACGGCATCGAAGTACGTTAGGAACTGGCGCGTCGATGTCTGGAACCCGCCGTCATCCGTAAAGAACGAGGTGACGAGATTGCTCCCATCGGAGCCGTCGATGTAGTCGCCGTTGTGCGTCAGCAGCGCGCCGTAGCTCATGCGTCCCCCGGGTTACGAGCCGTACACCACGCTGGTGCCGAGATAGATTTTGGTCACGGTGCTATCGCCCAGCTTGATGGCAGACACAGCGGTATCGCCAAAGTTTGCAGCCATTGATCACCCGACAATCAGGTACAGGGTAGTGGCGCTCTTGGTGGAGATGGCGTCGTACTGCGCCTGCGTCACTTTCACCACGTTGGTGATCGCCACCGCTCCGGCGATGCCAGTGATCACGCTGCCCACCTTGGCGTCCAGGGAGGACTGCAGATTGGTCACCTGCGAGATCGCCAGCGTCACGGCATCTGCCCCACCGCTTGCATGCGAGGCCGCGTGGCTAGTGGGCGTGCGGGAATCCGACAGACGAGAATCGTCGCCTTGGCAGATAGTGCCGCCCGTGGAACCAAACGCCCCCGTGGTCAGGACGCCGGAGGTGGTGGTAACCACAGGGAGGCCAGAGGTGGTGCCGATGGCGCCGGCGTTAGTGATGTTGCCGTGGGCGTGTTCGGCCGCAGCGGCACCAATCTCAGAATAGGTGATCGCGTCCGACCCGCCCGTAGCGTGGCTGGCGGCGTGAGCTGTGGGAGTCCTAGACCCCGTGATGCGGGCGTCGTCGCCTTGGCAGAACGTGCCGGATGTGGTGCCAAAGGCCCCCACCGTGACTGACCCGCCTGCCCCGGTCACCAAGGGCAAGCCGGATGTAGAACCGACCTTGCCGTCTGCCGAGATGCCGCCGTGGGCATGGTCTGCCGCGGCTGCGCCGATAGCGGACGGGCTGATGGGATCGGCCCCAGCACTTCCATGAGAGGCGGCGTGCGTGGCTGGGATGCCACCACCCAAGGCCGCAATGGACGCCAGGGTGACAGAGTTGGTGGCCGTCCCGGCCGTGTTCATTACGGGGACGACAGAAGCGCCCACCGCTGCGGCGAGGGGCAAATCCTTGATTTTTACATCGGGCATGAGGACCTCCGGGGCTACTGGTAAGTGTCCCCTTAGAGGCCCGCAGCCTCCCGGAAAGCGTCATCCACCTGCGATTCGCTCAGTCCCAGGGCCGCCGCCAGGGGGATCAGCATGGGGTGCGACCGCTCCACGTAGGGCGCGTAATCCCACTCCACCCTGCACTCCTCGCGGGTTTGCGCGTCTTGGATCGCGTCGATGGCGGCATCGACCTGGGCGAGCGACACGCCGTGCCGCACCAGCCAGAGGCGAATCTGCCGGGCCGTGACGCTCGCAGGCACTGACCGCTCCACAGGCAAATCGACGCTCTCGTTCGTCCATCCGTCGCCAAGGGCCGACAGGATGTCGGTGGAGTTTGGCGTCCCGATTAGCGTCCATTGCGATGTCGGAGCGCCGGTGCGCTGCTCCTGCGCCGATGAGTAGGCCGCGAGGATGTAGTCGCTCTCGCTGATAGAGATGACTGTGGCGACTGCACCTTCACTGCCAGCAAACCAGATATACATTCTACGACCTGTTGTAAAAGGAGCCGCTCAGTATTACGTTTTGGTTATAAGTGCTGCCCGCCCTGCCGTAGGTCCGCGCCTGCGTGCCGCTGTACGCGCAGATAATCATGCGACCATCCATCAAAAGCGATGCACCTAGCACAGCGTTTGCCCCTGGAAGTGTGCCTGCGGCCAGCGTCACCGTGTCCGTGACTGGATCATAGATTCGCAACGAGGTCGCGTTGAACGGCGTCATCAGTATGCGACCGTCAGGCATCAGCACGCCATAAGCGAAGGAATTGCTGGCGGGGAATGTCGCAGGGCCAGCCAACGTCACTCTGTCTGCGTATGGGTCATAGATTCGTATCTGCGTGGCGTTGAGTGGAACGCATAGCACCCTGCCATCAGCCATCAGTACGCAGCCGGCGTAAGCGTTAGAGCCCGGGAATGAGCTTGGGCTTCCGGCGGCGTAGACAGTGTTGTTGGTCGGGTCAAAGATCCTCGCCTGCGTTGCCGAGCGAGGGCAGACAAACACGCGACCGTCAAGCATCAGCGCGCAACCCTGCCAATCGTTTGCGCCTGCGGAGAACGTGCCGTAGCTGGAAACTGTGTCATTACGCGGATCGTAGACTCGCGCCACCGAGGTTGCAGACCCAGTGACTGGCGCGGGCGAGCAAAACACGCGCCCGTCTCGGAGGAGCACGCCATTATTGTGCGACGTAGGAAACGAGCCTGCTGGACCGACGAGGCTGACGGTATCCGTGCGTGGATCGTAGACTCGCGCCTGAGTTGCGCCGATGTTTGGGACGCAAAACACGCGACCATCCTGCATCAGTACGCAGCCGGCGTAAGCGTTAGAGCCCGGGAATGAGCTTGCTGGTCCGGCTGTCGATACCGCATCCGTCCGTGGATTGTATATTCTCGCCTGCGTAGCGTTTCGCGGCGGGCAGAACACACTGCCGTCGGGCAGCGTGACGCCGCCTTGATACGCTCCCACCGTCCCTGGAAATGAGTTGGCCGCACCAGCGAGCGAGAGCGTATCTGCTACTCTCACGGACGACGCGATGCCGAACCTGATGGCGGCAGTGTAGCGAGACAGATCCGCAGAACTCCTCCAATCGGGCAAGCCGGAACTGGATCGCGGCCCGTCCGACGGCTGCGGTGTTACAGCCGGCATCGCCACGGCTGCCGATGAGCCAAAGATGCCAGCGTTCATTAGAGATCAGCGCCAAGGGCCGTGACGTGCGTGGCCTGGGCCACGCTTGTCGTCGCTCGCAGTGACCATGACGCGGACGGCAGAATCAGGTTGTTGTAGACGACTGACACGCGCGTCTGCTGCACGGTTGACGATCCTGTGGCTGCGGCAATCGTCACCTCATCGAAGAGCCAGTATGTGGTGCCGTCGTACAAGAACAACCGAACAATCGCCGCCGCGCTTGTGGCCGCACATTTGACCACCACCTCAGCGATCCTTGTGCCGGCGGCCACGCCCGTGAGCACAGTGCCGACGTTGCTGGGGGCGGTGTACGACGAGTCTGCGGTGGCGATGCTGACCGCTCCCACTCTTGGAGTTACTGCGAATGCTGGTGATGTTGCCATTACTGCTCCTACCTAAAGGTCTGCCAGAGGTACATGCGTGCGGCTGCGTTCGCGCCGTCCGCGAGGTCGCTTATCTGCGAGACGGCGACTGTCACAGGGTCCGATCCGCTCGCGCCGTGCGTGGATGCGTGGCCCGCGACGTTGCCTGACAGCTCCCAAGCATAGCCCGACCATGTGTATTGGCGGCCGTTTTGGGTCGACGTTTGGCCGACAGTCGGCGAGGATGGAAATGAGAGTGGCATGTCAGCTATCCGGGTAAGCGGCCGTCGGGACCGTAATCGTCGACCCTGTGTAGCCGCGGGCGGAACCAAGCGTGAGCCGAAACTCGTCGATGTTCCCCGTGAACTGGCGTCCGTAATACTCGTCGGCACCGATCCGTATGCCGCCGCTGATGTTTGCGATTGTCGCGGAGCTGGTCGCTGTTGCCACGCGCGTGCCGTCCGCGTAAAGGCTCCACGCGCTGCCAGAGCGAGACAGGGCGACATGATGCCACGCCCCGTCACGGAGCCCGCTGCCCCCGGTCAAGACGGGCGAAACGCCGCCGTTGATGTCGCCGGCGAAGAGCGTAATGTCGCCGGCTGTGGAGCTGGCGTAGTTGATAAACAGCGACCACATTCCCGACGCAAACGATCCAGGCACCCTGCTCGCAAGCGTTGCGTATTGCGTTGAGGTCGTCGTCAGCAGAAAAAACTCAATGGCAAAGTCGCTGTTAGACAGCTCCAGCGAATCATTATCGGCAAGCGACAAGTAGTCGCCGCTGGCGGAGAAAAGGGCCGACTTTCCGCCGAACTTGCTCTGCGCCGTGGATTGCGTCGCGCCGCCAACTGCCGTGATGGTTTTCGGCGTGCCGCTGGAATCAACGAACGTCGACCCGCTGCCGTCGGCATGCAGCAGCAGCGCCACTGACGAGAAATTCGGGTCACCAGCAACTGGCGTGACGGCAGACGACGCAGAGCTGTAGCTGCCGGCTCCGATCCCGTTGACGGCCGCAACTCTGAAAGTCACAGCCGTGCCGTTCGACAGCCCCGTCACCGTCGCACTCGTCGCCGTGCTAGTGCCGTCCGAAAACGTCGTCCAGGTGCTACCGCTGTTGCTGGAATACTGGACTACATAGTCCGTGATTGGCGTCTGCGACAGCACGGTCGGGGCCGACCATGTCACCGTGGCCTGAGCGTTTCCGGCGGTGGCCGTGACGCTGGACGGGGCTGGAGGCAAGAGTAGGTCGAAGCGGGAGTCGTAGGCGCTAATGGCACCTAGCTCTACGTACACGCTGTTGGTGGTGTCGTACCTGTACGCCCGCGAGGTGTCGGTCGCAATATATATGCGAGCCGCGCTGCCCGGCGCAGGGAAGGAGGCGGTGGTGGCGTACTCGTAGATTTCCGTGGCACCGCCTGCACCAATTTCCACCATCGTCCCGGCGGTGTTCTTTACGTAGAACTTGCCGTTCGTCCGATCCCAGGCTGGCTCGCCTGTGACGAAGTCGCTCGCCGTAGGGGCAGCGGTGCCGCTCCGAATGATGATCTTGTTGGTGCGAGGCATTACGGGTAGGTGCCGCCGTCAATGTCGGAGCTGGGGGACAGGTAGTCGGTGCCCGCCGTCGCAGCGGTGAACGCGCTGGTGCCATTGCCCTTCAGGATGCCTGTGAGCGTGGTGGCCCCGGTGCCGCCCTGAGACACGGCCACTGTGGTGAACCCAGTCCCAAGCGAGCCGCTGGTCAGAGTTCCCACGGAGGTGAGGCTGGATGCCGTGACACCTGACCCGAGAGTGCTGCCAGACAGGACGCTGGTGCCGCCGATGTAGTACGCCTTACCGGACGCGAGGTCGAAGTGTTCGCTGCTCGTCCAGGCGTCGGTTGAGTCCACCCAGTTCAGCGTCTTGTCGGTCGTCCCCTTGAGCGTGATCCCACCGCCATCTGCGGTCGCATCGCTGGGCGAGGCCGTGTCGCCCAAGATGATGTTGATGTCATCGACGCTGACGGCCGTACTGTTGATCGTCGTTGTCGTCCCGTTGACCGTCAGGTTGCCGGAAATCGTCAGGTTTGACGAAATCGTTCCGCCTGTCAGGGCCAGATACGTGGACGACGCTGACGAGGTCGTCAGATACGTGGCCGAGATGTCGGGGATGTCGCCGGCTACAAGAGTACGAAAGGCTGGGGTGGCGTCTGCGCCCGTTGTCGGGCCGGCAAGCACCTTGTTGGCATTCTGCGTGGCGAGCGTGCCCGTGAGTGTTCCGCTAGTGGTGACCGGCGACCCGCTCACTGTGAAGATGTTGGGCAGAGCCAAGGCAACGCTGGTGACGCTGCCGCTGCCGCCGCCCGACCCGTAGTTCTGCGCCTTCACCCACGCCGTGGTGGCGACGGCCGTGCTGTCGTCGTTGGTCGCCGGAGTGGTTGCGGTAGCAGACGACCCAAGGATCACCGTGCCAGAGAACGTGGTGTTGCGGCTGATGGTCTGCGTCGTACCACCGGCCAGCGTGACAACGTACCCCGGGCCTGCGACCGCCTGGATGGTTGTGGCCGATCCGCCAGCCCCGCCGGTGCCCACGCCGATATAGAGGATGCCATTGCCTTCGCAATAGGCAGGCTCTGCGTTCGCCAGCGAGCTTGGGGCCGATGACCCCGTGGAGCGCTTCAGCCTGATTACGTTAGCCATAGTTTCCCCCGTCTACCAAGTTCGTCTCGTTGTGATTGCGCCACTTGCCGTTGTAGTACCGCAGCACATCCCCAGTGGCGAGTGTGGTGAACTCAATGTCCGTTGCTTGAGCGAGCTGGACGCTCATGGTCTGCAGCAGGTAGGCAAGCGAGTTCCAGCGGGTCACGCCGTCGCCGGCCTTCAGGCCGTTGTTCGTTGTGTCCCAGCCCAGTTCGCCCGGGAGAAGTATCGGGTTCTTCGTCTGCCACTCGTTGCTGGACCCTCTGCGGATTTGTATCCGTTCGGCCATCTACCTCCCCTTCGCGCGGTAGGCATGCTTGGCGATGATCTGCTCGCGAAGCTCCCCGACCTTGGCGCGCGGGTTGGCACGCTTGGCACGGGCGACTTCTTCGCGAACGATCTTCTCGTTGATGAGCTTGCGCTGCGGGGGAGCAGGGCCTGGGTCGTAGTTCACGCTTCCACTGACGGCACGGCGGCGCTTCTGGGCGACCTTCAGCACCTCGTCGTTGCCGGACACCCACGCTTCGGGGTCACGCCAGCCACGGTTGTCCGCAAGGCCGCCGACGTAGTACTTGCCAGAGATGTTGATGCCGGCGGCCTTTGCCTCGGCTGCTACGTACTTGGCCTGACGTTCTGGCATCGCGTCCAACTGCTGGTTGTTGTATCGCCCCTCCATGAATGCCCGGTCCGACCCCCTGGTGCCGGGAGGGCACTGGAGGGCGCACATAATGGCGAACTGCTCCGTGGCGCCAGAGGCCAAGGAACGCTTGTAGGTGGCAATAGCTTCGTCGCCTGCCTGTCGGACTTCGTAGGGGATGGTCATTGAGGTGGTCCTGGGGGTGGGCCGGGTGGCGGGCCTGGGGGAGGAGGCGGAGGAGGCGGAACCATGTAGTCCGCCACGTCCATCTGGTTAACTGTCCCCCACGCACGCAGAAGCTGATTGAACAGCTCCGGCCTCCCGGCCTGCAGCAGGCCCTGCGCCACAGGCATGGTGATCTGCATGAGCGCGTTGAGGTTCTCGGACTTGGTGGCGAGGTTCGGCTTGCGGGCTGATCCGGCCTCCACGCGGTACGAGTACTCGCGGGCGATGGCCTCCGGGTTCTCGGCCTGAACGTGCAGCTCCCACGCCCTGGCGGCCATGGGGCCAAGGAGCGGAACGACATCCTGCGGCGACACAAGCCAACGGGCGCAGAGCGCTTCCTTGCGAGCGACCTCAGAGAGAGCGTCCTCCAGGATGTTTGCATAGTCGTCCGGCCGGATCGAAATCTGATCCGACTTCACCTGCGCCTCTGCCGCACTTCTCATGGAACTGCGGGTCATGCCGTAGATGAGTTCGGTCAAGCCGACGCGGCGGTCGAAAAGCTGCGTGACCTCGGCAATGATCTGGTACATGTCGGACGTTACGCCCGGCATCTGGAAGACAGAGATGACATCGTTCACCGACCGGCCGATGGCCTCGCTGATCTCAATGATCTTCAGGCCGCCCTCGTCCTTCTCCAGAATCTTCGACTTCAGGTCTGGGTCCGCGGCCTTCGCCACGCCGATCAGCGTCTGGGACGCAGTGGCAATGCGAGTCGCCAAGAACGACATCGCCCAGTTGATGAATCTCAATTCTCCGATACCGGGCCGGATGATTGAGATAGGCCATGAGTAGCCGGGCTTCCCGTGCCATGCCAAGAGCGTAAAAGGCCATCCGCTGTTCGGCTCAGCCCAAAACGGGATCGGCCACTGCACGGCCATGAATAGGTTCTGCGGCACACCCGTCTCGTCCACTTCCTCCTGCAGCATGGCCGGCGGGACGTTGAGCGGGTACTCAATTCCCTCTGCGATGGCGATGTAGCAGTTCGGCCCGCAGGCATCGAACTTGCCGCGGAGGTCTTCCTTGGCGTCCTTGAGCCGATCACCGAAGCCGGTCTTGGAATAGATTTCCCAGTAGACGACGAGGTCGTTGGTCTGCCCCATCTTCTTCCGGTACTCGTAGCCACGCTCGCCCGCTTCGGTGCGAGACTCGTAGCTCTGCATGTGACCCTTCAGGTCTTCCCGGTCCAGGCCGAACTTGGCGGCTACCTCATCGATGGGCTGCGTCCGCCTCCGGGCCGCCCAGCGGATGTCTTCAAACTCGTCGGCATCCGGGTCCCAGACGATATTGTCGATGGTGTCGTAGAAGCTGCCGGCCATCTTCACGGTCGACCCCGGCGGCGTGTACAGCTCATGCCACCACACGCCGCCGCCCTTGATGAACGCCTCTTCCACCACCTTGCGAGAGTGACGCTTCAGGTCCAGCTCGTTGGGCGTGTAGTTGAGGTAGTCCTCCAAGAGCTGGGAGACGACCTTGCGGCGCTCCATCATCATCTGCTGCTGCTGCATGCCCTGCTGGTACATCTGGATGCCGGGATCGGGAGCCATCACTGGCTGGCCGTCCGGCCCCATGATCGGCCCGTTCGGCCCCATCATCGGCACCGGAGGCTGAGGCTGAATGCCGAGCAGCTCCGGGCCAATGATCGGATAGTCCTTGGGCGAGACAGTCCGAGCAGGGTTGCGGTGGTGGATGACCGCGGCGAAGAGACGAACGGCTTCCCAGACCCGGTTGACCTGCATGCGGAACGCAGGCGGGTTCATGCCCTTGTTGTAGCCCCGCTCTCCGCGGGCGTACTTGTCACGCCACATGAAGTCCGGGTCGCCGGCAAAGAACTGCATCGCCTCGTCCGCGTCAGCGGCGAAGGGGCGCTTGTGGGTCTGCGCCTGCTTGATGCAGTTCAGCCACCGGGTGACGATGGGCAGAAGGGGGCTGTCTTGGGGCATCTGGTACTCCTATGTACTAGTGCCTCACTTGCCCTTCCTGCCCTCCAATTCGGCCAGTTTCCGCTCCAAAAGCGAGACTTTCTCGGAGAGGATGGCGAGCTTGGGGTTGGCCGGCTTGTGATCCCAGTAGCCGTACTCCTTCCACGCCGGGAACTCCTCAACGCCCGGGTCGGTCAGGTGGTGGACGCTGGGCTTCTCCGTGCCGCCGTAGCCCGGGGCCACGGCCCAGAGGGTCAGGACACGCTGGGACACGCCGGTCACCAAGGCCGGGACCGGGGCGGCGCCCTCATGTCGGTAGTACAGGACGAACTCGCCAAGTTCCGCGGACGGCATCTGGTAGGCTTCACTCATCGCTTCTGGTATCCCATCGGCCCAAGGACAACGCAGGACTCGTCTTGCAGCCCAAGCCGACGAGGCTTGTCTGCGAGCCACTTCACCCACCAAGGCTCAGGGCCAAAGCTCTTGGGTGGTTGGTGGTACTTCGGCTCGTACGCGCACAGGTACTCCATACACTGCACGGCGTGAACGTCCCCCCGCGTCTGCGGCTCGTCGGTGACGAAGACCTGACCGTTTATGGTCTGGGTCTTCTTTCGATACCGCCGCATCTCCCTCACAAGATTTGGGCACCCGCCCTCCAGAACCTTCAGCTTCGTTGTCCCGTCCCCACGGATGTGCAGCATCTGCCGGACGATGGACGTGCGGGCCGGGATGTCGTCAGACCCAGGCGTGAACGAGTGTGTGCTGACCTGCGAGCGGATGCCGCGCTTCTTCAGCTCCTCGCTGTATAGCTCATGCGGCAGGCGACCTGAACCCAAGTCGCGCAGCATGCCTCCGTGCATGTCCATGATGAAGTTGTAGAAGTGCTGCTCCCGCACCTTGTCCGCGAACTGCTCGCCAAATATCAGCGCGTTACACTGCCGGATGTACAGCTCATCATACAACAAAAGGAACCGCTCGTCAGGTGGTACTGCGCCGAACACGCAGGCCATGACAGCATGCCCCGGGTCGATGGCGACGTAGCGCGTCCAGTCGGGGGGCACCTGCCCGCCCGGGAGTTCCGACCGGGGGTGGATGTGAACCGACGAGTTGAAGGTGGGGTACATGAGCGTGGATTCGGTGGTGAACTCACCCTCCGCACGCATCTTCAGCTCGTCCATGCCAAGAGCGGCCCACCGCTCTATGTTCTTCCGCTTCTCCTCCTCATCGATGTGCGCGTTGTCCAGAAACCTGAGCGTGAACTTGCGGATGATCGGGTTCTCGTTCCCGGACTCCACTTCCTTCTCGGCTCGCTCGCACAGCCCAAGCAGGGCGTCGTTCTTTGAGTGCGGCATGGCGGACCATACAAACCGGCCTTTGCGATCCGCGAGGCGGGCCTGCATCTCCCCCACCCATCGCTCATTGTTAATATCCTCGTCAATGTGTACTAAGTCGGCCTGGAATCCCTGCGGCGGGTCACCCTCGGACGAGAAGAAGTTAATGACCCAGCCGTTGACCAGCGTCACCTTCTGGCAGTACTGAGCGCTCTTCAATACCCAGGACACCTCTTTGACGAACCGCGGTGGGATCAGAGGCGGCGCGGGCTTGGCGTCCTTCCGCCTAGCGCCGTCCTTGGTCGGGTCAAAGGACCGCCACTCATTGGTCGCCTCGTCCCGGATGATCCGAAACGATCCCGCCCGGAAGAGCATCGGATACGCCACCAGCCCGATGTGGGGCCAGTTCCTGCCGACGATTACCAAGTTGCCGTCTGTCTTCGGGTACTTCTCGTACGGGTCGCACCCGGTGGCCGCGCGAGCGTCCTCTACGAACGTGGCGAGGGATTTGCCGCCGCGATTTCCGCCAAGGACGATGCGCTCTGAGACTAGCGACTGGTGGAACTCCTCTTGCAATGGCATCGGCCGATAGAGGCGCAGGGACTCTAGGCGTCGTTCTGCCAGCTCAGCCTGCACCGCTCGCAACTGCTCAACGGCATGCTGCGACGGCCCCAGCGGAATGTCTGGCTCAGGCGTCGGTACTTCGATCTTCGGATGCTTGCGCATTCTTCTGCTTCGCGGTCATCTCGGTCCACTCGCCGCAGTTCCAGGTGGTGAACACCATGGGGAACCGATAGCCGGCGAGATACTTGTCATCCTTGTCCTTCTGCATCTCGCCCATCTGCGGCGGGTAGCGACGGCACTCCCCCCGATCCGGCATGTTCTGGTTCTGGATGAACCACCGGCACTTCTGGCAACGCATTTTTTTGCTCCAATGCGATCTTCTGTCCTTGGTAGGCCAGGGCCGCGGCGAGAACGTCCCGCCGGTACTGAGCCTCCAGCTCTTCTTCGGTCATCAGGTCTAGGGGTTTCTTCGATCCACCCATGGCGGTGTTGCTCACCACCAGCCGCAGGATGCTGTCCAACTGCTTGGTGCGAAACGCGCCGCCTGCCGGGGCGTCAAAGAACTGTTTGATGAACGCCCGGGAGAATCCCTCCACGCCGCCGAAATACTTCATCATCGTTTCCAGCAGCTCTGACGAGTGCGGGATGTGCGATCCGCCAATTCGGGCGGAGGCAATGAAGAGGTCTACGGCACCTTTCTCAATCTCGCCGAGCTTCTTGTGGCGAATCTTGTCCCGGCCCCGCTTCTCGCCGGCATTGCGGCACACCCGGCACTTGGAGTGCCAACCGTCCTTGGAGCGGTGCCAGTATTCCTTCGTCAGCGGATAGTGCTTCAGGCACTTCGTACAGGCGCGCGTGTCAGCCACTCTGCACCAACGGCTTGGGCGGAATGTGCTTCCAGTTGCCCCGGAAGTTCACCAGCTTCACGCCAGGGTCGAAGTCGGCGCGGGCGTACTGGACCAGCTTTTCGCTGATGTCCTTGGCCGCGATGATCTGCGGCTTGCCGACGCACTTGGGCTTCCAGTGACCGGCCCACGCATCCCAGTTGCAGTAGACCGGGTTGTAGCCCAAGAGCCTTGCCCCAGCGAGGGACAGGTCGCGGGTCATCGTCACATCCTCCGTGGAGGACTTGTGCGCCGCATAGCGGTCGGACCACTCGTAGTAGAACCACGGCTTGTCAGACGCCGTCTTGGGTTCGGTGATCTCAAACGCCCGCATGTCGTACATAATCAGGCCAGTGGGAAGGGCCGCGCACTCTTGGATGCCGGCCAGCTTGGCCGCGGTGTTGCGGTCGTACATCTCAAGCTGGTAGTCGGGATTGGCGTGTTCGCTCTGGTGGTTCTGCCACCGGAAGACGTACACGCACTCCATCGGCGGCGGGCCGCAGTAGGGCGCGCCGATGACCACCGGCCCCTTGGCGTAGTGGTCGACCAAGAAGTCGAACGAGGTCTGGAAGAACGGCTTGGCGTCCGGCATGTACATGTCGGGCTTCATGTCCGAATCCACCATGACCAGAACGTCGCACCCGTACTCACGGGCCATAAGGACGGCCCGGTTGCGGGTCATGGTGATGGGCGTGTCAGACAGGTTCCAGATTTTGACGTTGGCGATGCGAGGGTCTTGGCGAACCTCTGACACCAACGGCGTCATCCATTCACGGATGTCTGGGACCTCGGAGGAGATGCCTCCGTTGCCGCCGTATGAGAACGTGCAGATACCGACGTTGAACTTGGTTTCCATCGCTACCTCTCGGGGGGAGAAGGTTCGGGGGGCTATAGATCAGTGTCCGCTACCGCATAAGGCCCGTGCGGCGATACATCGCGTCCTCTTCGGCACTGGGCATCCAATTGCGCGGCGTGTCATGCGCCAGCAGGCCGGCGAACTGCGGCGCGCTCGCGTTCGGATGCAGCCCGCTTGTTGTCGGCAAGCCTGCCGCTTCCTGGGGCGACAGTGAGATCGGACGTTGGTATTGCCCCAAGCCTTGCGTGCCCTCGTACATCCCGGTTGTCTGGTTGTACGTCAGCGGGCGCTCGCTTTTGCTTCCGTGGGCTTGGTACACAGTCTGCGGGTACTGCTGCGGCCCTGCCGGCGCATTTACGCCCGGCCGATACAGCATGCCGGAATCGTCTTGGCGGAACTGGGCGTAGGGGTCGGTGGGCCGCGCAGCGACGACCGGAAGGCGGTCCCCACCAATCACCCGGCCTCCGTTGGGGTCATACGGCCCGGTGTCGTAGCGAACTGGGTCGGCAGGCTGGTACTGCGGCTGCGGGGGGCGGGCTTGGAGGCCGCGCCGGAGCGGGTTTGGCGCGTACTGCGGATAGTCTTCAAAAAACTTGCCGTAGCTGGCGTATCCCCCCGAATCCCACGCTGCCTGCATGGGGCTGGGTTGCTGCTGGTACTGCGGCTGAGGGGCGTACTGGGAGAGCTGCTGCTCTAGGCTGGGCTGCTGAGGCTGAGCTGGCATGGAGAACGGGTTCTGCCAGCCGTCCTTCACCATGTCTCCGGCCTGCTTGTACATCGACTGGAAGTCGAACTGCGGGGCACCCTGCGACTTGCCGCCGTAGTAGGGCAGCATGGAGTCGTTGATGTTCTGGATGAAAGCATCCCGCTGGCCGAAGTTCGGCTGCTCAGACTGAGTGCCGTCGAAGTTGGTGTACCGCTGCGTGAACGGGGCAGGGCGGTTGTTCGGCGTGGCGTAGGCGTAGTTGCCGTCTGGCTGCGCCCCGTAGGGCGTTCCTTGGCTCTGCGGCTGGATAGGCTGGGCCTGACCAGGAGAGTACATGCTCATGTCGGGGGCCTTCTGCGGCCCCGGCGCTGCCTCTTGCTGACCGCCAGTGTTCTGCTGGGGCTTGGGCCGCGAGGCTCCAGATGCGCGCCACGGATAGCGCGACTGCTTCTGCGGGGCGCCCGGATACTTCTGCTGAGCCGCCTCGGGCGTATACGGATTCATCGGCATGCTCCAGAGTGGTCAGGTAACGGGGGCGGGTCATTGCTGACCCACCCCCGCCCCCGATAGCCCCGAAGGGCATTTCCTAGCCGCGGGTCTTGACGACCGCGAGGACCGCGCTGCCCGTCGTCGCGCCAGCGCTGCACGCACGGCCGATCACGCCGAGCGACACAGTGTGGTCAACAGACGCCGTGCTAGCCCCGGTCAGGCTCGCGGGCGTAACCCGGCCGGCAGTCGTTGAGGTCGAAGCCGCAGCCGTGATCACCGACAGGCGATCACCAACCGCAACGTCCGTGCCGCTCACCGCCACCGCCACTTCGGTCGGCCCGTCAACCGTCACCCAGAACACATCGTTCACCGCCACGCCAGAGGCGGGGAGGTACTCGTCCACCACGCCGACCACATCGCCGTTGGCGGTGTTGGCATAGCCATCAACCACCGTGAACGAGCCGGCCTTGAAGGCCACCACCCGCTTCGGGGCCAGGGCCACCGTAGACGAGTTGCGAACGGCCACGCACACCTTGCGACGGTTCGACCGGACAGTGCCGGTGATGGGGCTCACATCCGTGAACTCCTTCACGCAGCCCACCCAATTGTCACCGTACGTTCCAGCAATGCCGTACAGGCTGTCGTTGACGCTGGTGACACCCAGCGTCTGACCAAGGCCGAACGGCGGATCATTCTGAAGTCCCATGTAAGAAATTCCCTTTCTTTTTTCTTTCTCAGGCGAGGCTCAGGAGCTTGAAGAAGTTGCGCGGCGACTTGAACTTCAGGTTGCCGAGCGTGGACACCACGTAGCGGTACTGCTGCGTGATTTCGTCATAGAACGGACCCTCCGAATTGAGGAGCTGCCCCTCCATGCAGAGGAGTTCCACGTTGCCAATCGCCAGACCGTAGCCGGTGTTGGCGGGCACCGAGTTCTCCGAGCTGATCTCCACGCCGTCCAGCTCAAACACATCCGTGAAGCCGTAGCTCCGCAGGCCGTTCGTCCGGCTGACAATAACACGCTCCTTGGAGTCCAGCGTGTTCAGGAAGTCGATGAACAGTCGACGGTCCAGAAGAACCATGTCGACCTGATCTTCCTTGCTGTCGTTGCGGCGGGTCTGATGGATCGCCTCACGCACAGCCTTCACGCAGTTGTCCTTCCAAGTCGACGCACCGAAGTAAGTGCTGGTGTAGTTACAAAGCACCGGCGAGTAGAAATCGAACTCCGAGTCCGCGTAGCCGTTCGGCCAGATGCCGGTCTGCTGCGAACCGCCGTAGGCACCCAGCGTGGTCGACAGACCAGCGTAGGTGTCGGACGGGTAGCAGAACGGATCAGCGGCGTTGGCCGAACGCTGAGCGCCAGTCGTCACGTTGACCGTGCCGTTGGTGCCCAGGAACGACTCCATGCCGTGGAACCGCAGCTCGTTGCCCGCAGCGTAACCATCAAGAATCCACTCACGGCTCAGGTACTGTTCCATGCTGGTAAGAAGGCGGGTGGCCATCTTGCCGGCAACAGAAACAAGGGCCTGGGCGCTACGATTCTCAAGCATCTCTTTCTTATAAATGGCGTCAGTTGCCTGGGCGCCCCTGAACTCCAGCTCTGCTCGCTTCCAGAGGTTCTGGCGAGCGAAGGTGCGAGGAGTTTCACCATTGTTACCACCCGGGGTATGATTTCTGTACTGGATTTCCCAGTCGAAACCCCTGCCCGACATGTTGGTACGGACGTTGCCCGAACCTTCCACGGCGGCGAAGAACTTGTACTTACGCAACGACGTAATCTCTTCTTCCCGAAGATGATTAACAATCGTCGTTGCAATGGAACGTGCCCAGTCCGTCGAACTTGCCATAGTTAAATGACTCCGTCGTTAGCGAGTTGGCCCTTCAGCCTCTCCTCAAAGCTCATCCGCGCACGCGGTGTGCGCGGCTCTGTAGTTCCACCACTCCGGTTCGGGGACCGGGTTGCACGCTCCCGAAGGAACTGCATGTTCTGTTGCGCCACGGGGTCGACAGGCGGAGCAGGAGCCGGCTGCGGGGCGTACCCCGGGGCTGGCTGGCTCTGCATCTGCTGGTAGCGCATGTTCAGGAGGTCGCGCTGCAGCATGCCGGTGGCATACTTCCACCGCGCCTCGGCACCTTGGATGCCATACTCCGATGCCTGCTGGATGTACGCCTGGATGGCCTTGCCTTCCGGGGTCACATTGCCCTGCTGGTCGTACAACCAGTCGGAGTTCTGCTTCTCTAGGTCGTTGACGTAGTTCTGGCTCTGGTACTGGGAGAGGTGCTGCTGCACCATCTCCTGAGCCTTCTGGATCGCGACCTGCTCAACGAAGGGCTTGAGCGTGGCCTCGGGATCGGTGACCAGCTTGCGGGCGAAGTCCGCCGTGTACGCCTGATACTCACGCAGAGACTGCTGGGCCTCGTACGGAGCGTCCGGGGAGATGACTTCCTTGCCCGTCTGCGGGTCGCGGACGATGTAGGACCGCCACGTATCCTTGACCTGCGGAGGGTTCCACCACTTGGGAGCCTCCTGCGGCTTGGGCTTGGCAGCTTCCGCCTGCGCCCGCTGCCACTCCGAGAACGCCTTCTGGTTCTTCAGGTACTCCTGAGCATAGGGGACGATGCTCTGGTACTGCTGAAGCTGGCGCTGGGCTTCCTGGTAGCTCTGCTTGGAGCGGTACAGGTCCTGCGCGATGGCAAGATCGTCGGCGCCGTTGTACTCCGGGAGATGCCGGAACGCCTCGTAGGGCGTGGAGAAGCCGGACGCAGACTGCGCCGCCGGTTCGGAATGCACCTCGGGAGATGCAGCCTCTGCTACGGGCGCAGAGGACTCAGGAATGTCGGGTGTTTCGTCGGACATGTAGCTTTCCTCGGGGGAAGGGTCTACATGTCACTGTCCTTGTAACCCGAAATACGTGCAGGATTTACGGCTGATCACTGCACATCTACCTCCGCCTCGGTTTCCACCCACACCCTGGCGCCGCAGGACAGGGGGCTGTCAGGCTCGTACCGGATCACGCACGGGCCGTTGATTTTGACGCTATGGCCGTACTGGTTGGCCTTGTACGTCTTGACCGTCAGCACCGGCTCGCGCTCGCCGGTCTTATGATTCCGGCGGATAACGTGCTGGTTAACGTGGATGATGTGCTTCATGGAGCATCATTGTATTGCGATGCGGCACCTGCCGCCACGGGTGCAAGCATCCCGTACTTTCTCAGGATGCGGATGGAGTCTTCCGTGCCGGGGAACATGACGTAGTTGCGGGTGCCTTGGCCTGCGCCGCGCGACAGCTGATCGAAATACTGAATACCGGGAATGCCCGCGTCCATAAGTTTTTTAGATGCCGAAGCTGAGCCGAAATCTGCTGACAGTCCGTCGTACAACAATTGGCCTGGGGCCAAGGATGCGTCTTCTTGCATGCGGCGCAAATTGGCTGAGTGCCGCGCAAGCTGCCCCATTCCCAAGCGGTCGCTAATGCCACGGTCTAGGCCGCTCTGCAGCGTCGGAGTCAGCCGCGAGGCGATACCTTGGCCCATTGGATTGTCATAATCTAGCAATGCTGATTCTGGGTGCCCGATCTCAACTTCGTACGTGCGTGGCGGATGTTCAATAAAAGGGAATTCTTTGGGCTTAATCGGCGCGCCGTCTGCAAGCAGCTGCAGCGCACCCCGATACATCTCTCGTCGGCTGCGACTCCCCTTCCACATCCCGTGATCCTTCATCATCCGCATTGCGTCAGCGGGGGTTCCGTGAACGTGCAGGTAGTCAGCTGCCATTTGCTCTGGAGATTCATACTGAGGCCACAGTGGGACTGACTTTTTGTATGCTTCGGCCACAGCTGGGCTTTGCGCGAAATACAACCCATGCCCATACGCCTGCGCCCCCTCGCCAGTGCCGATCTTGGCAGCGTCAAACTTGTCGAAGTCGTAAGGCGAGCCGTGGTAGGCGCGGATGGATTTTTCGCCGCCCAGACGCCGTATCAGGTCGTCCGCAGCCTTTGCGGCGTCATCGTAGTAGCTTGGCATTCAGGCTCACGCGGCTCCAGCGGAACATTGGCTACTTCGTCAGCTCATTGCCAGCGGCCAAGCCAGCCATCGTCTGACCAAGGCCCCATTCCTTGGCCATCTCCCACGCGGCCTTGGCAGGCTTGCCTTGGCGGGCGAGCTTGCCGGCCGACACCCAGCCGCCGTACGGGTCCAGCACCGAGTCAGACAGCGCGCCCATGAACAGGGCCGGGAGACGCGGGACTCCCTGCCGCATGTAATGCTCCGCACCGTCCGCATACAGGTCAGACGATGCGGCGTCCGCGTCCCTCTGCACGGATGCGAGGTATTCGTCTCTCCCCTCCTTGCCGGCCTGCGTGACATCAAACGGCACCGTCCCGCGGGCGTAGCGGGCGTCTTCGGCAACGTCGGCGTAGGTCTTCGTTCCCTTGGGTACTAGGCCGAGAGCTTCCGGCACGTAGGCGCCAGCAGTGTTGAGCGACGAATCCCACTTCCGTTTCGCGTCTGGGTCGAACGGGGCCGCTGGGTCTATAGCGTTGGCGGCCATAGCGGATGCGGAGTACGCCATGGATGGGAAGGCCCCCATGTACTGCACCATGTTGTGGAGCGGTGCGCCGGCCGTGAAGATGCCGCGGTTGTGATATGGCGAGTCGATGTCTTTCATCTCGCCTAGCTCGTAGCTCAGGAGTTCTCTCCGCACACCCGGGTTGCTTACGCCCACGCCGCCTGGGTACTTGGCCGACAGCCGCGAGAGGACATGCGCGCGCCGCTGGTCCGAATCCCACTCCGCCTGTGAGTCGACGCCGTGAGTCACAAGCCACGGGAAGTTTCGCGCTATCGACCCAGCCCCGGGCACAGGCTTGGTCTTCATCGTCCGCGCCTCTTCGATGAGCGAGCGGATGAAATCAACGTCTTCCGCCATTACCACTTCACCTTGGCAGCCCAGTAGGCAGCAGACATCGGCCCCTTCTCAATGTTGTCCTTGTGCCGGGCATACCACGCCTCACGGCGCGAGCGAGCCGACTCCGACTCCCCCTCAGAGGCCGGCGACCCCCGAACACCCTGCTCGCCAAAGCGGATGAGCTTCTCTTGGTCACCAGACTTCGCCAGCACCATGTGCGACTTGTCGGGATGGCTGGGAGTCCGCACGGGCTTGTTGGGAATGAGCCGCCGAACAGCCTCACCGTCGCTATCCATCGTCGTCCTCGTCAAAGAGGAAATAGAAGGGGTTCACGGCCCGAACTTCACTCTGTCGGTGTAGTCGAACTGCTGCGTGATCGGGTTCCAGACGCCGATGCCACCGCCCTGCTGCGGCGCGTCAGGCCGACCATACTGCGAGTCGTTCATGGCCTGGAGCCTCTTGAGCAAGCCTTCCTGCCGCATGGCCTCCATGTCCCGGGCAAAGCCCATCCGCTTGTTCTCACGGGCCTGGGCGACACGGGAGTCGTTCTCGTCACGGATCGCATCCTCCACGTTGTCACCCATGCGCTCCAGAGGCGGCCTGTTGTCCACCCGTGGGGCAGCAACGTGCATGTGGACTTCGGGAGGGGGCTGCTGGGCCTGCCGGCCTGCTGGGGCAGGAGGGGCGTTCTGAGGTGCAGGCTGGGCTGGCTGTGGGAGGGGCGCTCCGCCCGTGACGCGGCGGCGCTCCATCTCGGCCGCGTGCGCTTCACGGCGGCGCTCCATCTCGGCCCAATAGCCGGGATTCCGCGCGCGGCGGCGTTCCATCTCGGCCCAATAGCCGGGATTCACCGCTCGGCGGCGTTCCACCTCGGCCTGCTGCCTGCGTTGACGGTCGTCTTCGAATGCGGCCATGCGATCCTCCCTACAAAACCATTGCCCGACACACATCAACTGCGTGCGTCAGGAGCTGCGTCAGGAGCAGAGTCAAGAAAAACACCTGACGCCCGAGGGGGTGAAAGGACAGCAATCGCCGCAGGGGCCTTTCGCGATTCGCGAATTGCGAAACCTGACGCCCGGAGGGGTGAAAAACTCCAGGGGTGGATATGACATGAATCCGAATTGAAGTCGGGGGGCCTCCGGGGGGTCGATTCGGCCCGCCGCTGCCGTCGATGCCGTGCCATAACCCGTTCGCCCGTCGACACTTAGGGAAACCCATGGCATTAGGTGTGGGGATCGGCCATCCGCGGGAGTCGGCAAGTCCGGCCCGCCGCTGGTCCAGGCCGCTGGGCTTGCATCGCCCCTCCCCTCCACCCTGGACACTTGGTTTCCGCCTGGGCATGCAAAAGCCCCAGGGGTTGGCGGTCCCCCTGGGGCTGCGGCCGTCTGCGTTCCTGGTCTAGCCCCGGAGCCTGACGTAGTGGCCGGGTTCCACCTGTTGCCATCCGTCGCCCGATGCGGGCTTCCGGTTCAGAATGGCCGCGTGCTGGTCCGCGGTCCACGGTGCCGGTGCCGGTGCCGCTGGATGCCCAGCGTACCGGGGCCGGTCTGCTTCCACTCCGTAGGCTGCTGCTACGAACGCCGCAGGAGCCATTCCGGCCGCTGCGGCCTGATCGGCCACTGCCCGTGCCGTCTTTGTCCAGGGCTGATCCGACAGCTTGTCCGCCTCCGCCACCGCCTGCCAGGGCTGCGGCACCATGGCCGCTCGTCGCCGCTCACGCCACGCGACCATCTCCGCGGTCTTCTTCCGGCTGGCCGCTCGCCTGCTTCCGGTGCGTCCCTTCCAGTTGGTACGCCGTGCCAGCGCCCTGGCACTGTAGAACGCACGCAGGTGATCGCCACGCGGGATGGTGGTGCCGCCGTAGTCCCTGGTGATCCAGTGAAGGTAGAACGCCGCCGCTGCTTCCTCTGCTGCTTCGTCCCCCAGCCCGTCTCGTCTGGCGGCACGGTACAGCCCCTCCCTCACTGCTAGATGCTGCTCGGGGGTACAGTCCGCCGGGCGGTAGGACTGCATGGGGAACGCACACGCGGCACCGGCACCGATGGTGAGAACATTGGAACGCATCATGGTATCAATCCTCCGGGGTTACTGTGGCGGTTACTGTCCGCCACAGATGTATTGGTATCACGTTCCATCGGCACTGTCCAGGGGGGTACTGGAACAAAATGGAACCGCCCGCCGGATTTTTTCCGTGAGGTGTCATATATATGCCGTTCGCGTTCAACGCATGCAACGCACACGCCACGCATGCAACAACGCGAACAACGCACGTCGGTTGTTACACTGACGATCACTGCGTTCAGATGCCACACTGTTGGCCGCACTGGCACATGCTATGCGACCAGCAGACGGCAAGAAAAAAATCGGTTTTCATGCCGGATTTTTTCCGCCAAGTGTCATATATATGTCGGCACGCTACGCCAGTAACGAGTAACTACTGTGCATGCGGGCAGCAGTGTGAGGTGTTACATGCGGACAACGCTCAGTGTTCCGCCCGGGTACGAGGTGTTTCATTCCTCGGAGTACGGGCATGACCTGGAGTTGAACGAGTACGGCGACCGGGAGTTCCCGGACGGCTGGTACTGGTGGTCCTGTCGGCCTGGATGCCTGCCGGACGGCGACCCTATGGGGCCGTTCGATACCGAGCAGGACGCTATCCGGGACTGCCGGGACGGACTGGACGACTAGAAGCGAGGTGACCATGGCCGAGAAGTACAACGGCTGGACGAACTACGAAACGTGGTGCGTCAAGCTGTGGATCGACAACGTGGAGTCCACTCAGAAGTTCTGGGAGTGGGCCGCGAAGGATGCGTGGGCGGAAAGCTGCCCCCATAGCGGACTCACCAGGGTTGAGGATGCGTCCATGCGTCTGGCCCGGCAATTGCGGGACGAGCATGAGGCGGCCAGAGATTCATACGGCGAGAGGCAGGGCGTCTTGTACGACCTGCTATCAGCCGCACTGTCCGAGGTGAACTGGATGGAGATTGCCAAGAGCTTCATTGAAGAACTGGAGGTTGCGAATGGCAGTGGAGGTGAGTGAGTACGGCTGCGTCACGCTGACGGGCGAGCATATCGCCCTCTATCGGCTGAAGCTGCTGCACAGCGGCCTGAAGATGCAGGTCGATGGCATACGGCTGTCGGGCAAGTTTTCCACCGTCAAGGTGGCGAAGCAGATGGGGTTCACGGGCAGGACCGCAAAGGCCCTGCTGGCAGACATGGAGAAGAAGTACCCGATGCTGGTCAAGCATCCCAACCTGGAGGCGAACTAACAGATGCTCAAGCGATTGCGTGAGTGGGTGCAGCGCCGCGTTGACGCGGCCATCCTGCCCCATGTGCAGCGGTGCGTCAGCGATGCGGCCGAGCCAATCTGCTACGAGAAGCTGGCGCTGCACCTTGCCGGACTGAAAGAGTTCACGCGGGAACTGCGGACAGCGTTGTCGTCAGACTGGGACTTCACAAACCAGATTGCCAGCCATCTGGATGCAAGCGACATCGCCTACTGCATCGACGCGGCGGCAGTCGGCGAGGCGGTGGAACTGGACTACGGAAACTTCGACATCGACCTGGATGAGGTCGCGGAAAAGCTGGATTACAGGCAGCTTTGTGCGGCCCTGCTCCATGAGATGAAAGGCAAGGTGTGACATGAGTCTTACGGAAACCCTGAAAGAAGCCGACTCCGTCCTTCGGCTAGTGCGCGCAGATGTGAACAATCTCGCCGTCTCGCTACTGAACGATGACAACGGCATATCGACAGAGTCCTACGACTTGCTGAACGCCCTGTTCGCACGCCTTGGCGGCATGCCAAAGCTGTGGCAGCAGGTCGATGCGACCGATGGAAGGTGGTACATCCCCAACAGGAGAGCGTGACATGTGGGCTGTTCGCACAAGCCGCCGGTATCTCGCCGTGTTCGACTGGCGAGAAGAGGCGGAGCAGTGGTTGCGTGACTGGGTATCTATCCACGGCCACCGCGCATGGGTGGCGAGAACAGAGAGGTGAGCCATGCCAGATGCCAGCGGTCCCGTCCGCGTGAGCTTTGAGTGGTCAGAGGAGGACGGCAAGAACATGGCGATGCGGTGTGGGAATTTTTGGTTCGACAACATTCGGGATGCGCTGCTGTGCGTGGAGTGGTGCCGCCAGATCGCGCGGAGCAACATCACGCCCTGGAAGTTTACGCGCATACAGATATGGGGGATTCAGCATGCGGAAAACTGAGGGTGCCAGCCAAGCCCATGCGGCATGCGGCTACTGGAAGCATCTGAGGAAGTTCGGGAAGCGGCTGGCTAACAAGGCCGCTCGGCGGCACGCAAAACAGAAAGCGAGGTGCGACTGATGTGTCTAGCTATCTACAAGCCCAGCAAAGCCCAGGTCGACTGGGATGCGCTGGAGGAAGGGTTCCGGTGCAACTCTCACGGCGCGGGGTTCGTCACTGCGCACAAGGGTGTGCTGGAAGTTCACAAGGGGTTCTTCACGTTCGATGCCTTCCGGGAGGCGTATCTGCCGCATGCCCACAAGCAAGCGGCGATTCACTTCCGACTGGCAACGCACGGCGACAAGAACGATGCGAACTGCCATCCGTTCTCGGTCACCGATGAGATTGCCATGATCCACAACGGCATCCTGTCCATCGATACCAGCGATGCGAAGGAGATGTCTGATACGTGGCACTACGTGGAGTATGTGCTGAAGCCCCTGGCGTTGGAGAACCGTGACTTCTACTCGCACGGTGCGATCAAGTTCTTGGGCGAGGCTGCGATCAGCGGCAGCAAGTTCGTCTTCCTCCGTGCAGACGGTGACTGGGACATCTGGAACCAGGAGGACGGCCACTGGAAGGACGACATGTGGTACTCCAACCGGAGCTACGTCAAAAGCGCGTTCGGGTTTTCGCAGTGGCCGAAGGCGGCGGCGTCGGTAGTGCTGGACGAGCCGCTGATTCCTGACAGCGAGGCGGACGACAGCCGCTACTACCACTGGCTGTCTGATGACGAGCAGGCGATCTACGACAGCCTGCTGGCGGAGGGGTTCACGGTCGATGAGCTGGACAGCGAGCTGGCTGAGTACCGCAGCCTGCGTCACATGGATTATCGCGGAGCCTACGACGAGGAGATTACATGACCACTGACAACGCCGAGACGGAAGTTCTTTGCGAGGACGGGGAAACCCGTCCTCTTTCTGTTTGTGTGCAGACCCATGACGAGCGGTGGATTCCCGAGGGCGAGTCGGTTGTTCTCGCGGACCGCAACGTCTGCCACCAGGACGACGACGACATCTGCTACGTGCCTCGTCACGGCCAGTGGTACTGGGGAGCCGATTGCTCGCTTGTTGATGACGAGTGGGAGCATGACAGCGACTGTTGCTCATGCCACATGTGCCGCGAACCCATGCTTGTCGACGACGCACACAACTCGCCTGACGACGATTACCTTTGCTCCGACTGCTACCACAATCACGTAACGGCCTGCTGCGATTGCGGGACTGAGCAGTGGTGCGACGACAACAACTTCAACGAGGATGGGCAGTGCGAGGACTGCGCGCCGTCCAGCCTCATCTCCAACTACTCAGACAAGTCCGCCAACCACATGCGATCCGAAACCAAGGATCGCCTGCGGTTCGGCATAGAGCTAGAGGTTGAGGGCTGCACGTCTGACGAGCAGGCCGCCGAGTATGTGCGCACGCTGCTGCCGGACAACTACTGCACGCTCAAGCATGACGGCAGTCTCGGCGAGGCTGGCGTGGAGATTGTCACACGGCCGGACAGTGTCGCAGTCCACAAGCGTATGTGGTCTGCGTTCTTTGCCGACAGCCCAGGCAAGGCGCTGACAAGCTGGAGCAATGGCCGGTGCGGCATGCACATCCATGTCTCACGGGCCGCACTCTCCGACTTGCAGGTCGGCAAGATGCTCTGCTTCCTCAACGAGCCGGACGCTGTGCCGTTCATCAGCAAGATCGCGGGCCGTGCGCCGTGCGACTGGTGCAAGGTTCACAAGAAGAAGATCAGCGACCTGCACCATGAGTGCGACCGCTACACCGCGCTCAATGTGACAGGCAGTCGCACCGTGGAGGTTCGCATCTTCAAGGGGACGCTGGCCGAGCGCGGGTTCATGAAGAACCTGGAGTTCGTCCAGGCCCTCGTTGAGTTCACATCACCGGCCAGCCGGTCGATTGCCGAGGCTACGTCACACCGTGCGTTCTGCGCGTGGCTTCCCCGCAAGTCGTACCCCCACCTGTTTCAGTTCCTGGTGTCGAAGGGTTTCATTCGTCGCCGCAACGCGGCATAGGAGGTTTCACATGCGACGTGTTCGCAAGGATCGCGTGAGCGTTGAGAAGTTTGTCACCGCTGTGGTGCGGCACTGGAATGCCAATAGCACCCTGTCCGCCGCGGCTGCGGAGCTGCGGATGTCTGCGCCCAACGTCAGCACCCGGCTCAAGCGGCTGCACAAGCTGGGCGTGAAGGGCCTGCCTGCGTGGGGCGCGCCCCGCAAGAAGCGCAACCGGAGCATTGCGGCCAGGGCGCGTGCGGCCCTCGCCAAAACCCCTGCCATCGGAGTCTGACCATGAATCCCCATACGCTGACGTTCTCTTTCCATGTAGACGGCGACGGCAGGCTGCATCCCTTTGATTGCAGCGTGCTTCTGAACAAGGTGGCCGAGGTTTTGTGGAGCCACCCCCATGTGCGAGGGCGGTTCGACGCCAAGCTGGTGCCGGACGACGGGATGTCCGGCATGGCGCAGTTCTTTGGGTGGCATGATCCTGCGGAGACAGGTGACGTTGTGGATGCCGCTGCGCCGGAGTTGCTGGCTGCCCTGCGGAAAGCCGTGTCACTTTTATCATACGCCGCTCAGGGCGGGGGCTTGGCTGGATGCAACGCAGACGAGTGGTTTGCCATTGAGTCCGATTTGAATTCCGCAATCAACAAGGCAGAAGGGAGGAGTGAGTGATGAGCAAAACAGGTAAGAAGAAACTGCCCGGATGGGCCAGCTTTCTGGAACACATAGTGATCGTTGAGGGAGAGTGCGTGGAGGAGAACTACGGTAGGGGAAGCGGGGCTAACGACGCCGACGAAAAGATGAACGCCGCCACGCGGCGCAATTACGCCAGCCTAAAGGCAATGATGCCCGTGCTGCTGGCTGCGCCTGAGTTGCTGGCTGCGTTGAAGGAGATGGTGATGCTCCGCTGTTTAGGCGGCGCGACTGCCGATAACGACTCGGCAACACAAAGGGCAGTGATGGCAATCAACAAGGCAGAAGGGAGGGGTGAGTGATGTCTGAACATACGCCTGGACCGTGGAGGTTTTCCCGTGAAGGCGACGAGCCGTACTGGCATGTCGATATGCCGGGGCCATGCGGCGTTCGATATGGCTTCTGCAACGCGATGGTCTACACCACGGAAGCGGACGCACGGCTCATCGCCGCTGCGCCTGAGTTGCTGGCTGCGTGCAACAAACTTGTCGCCACGCTGGAAGGGGCATGGGCGGAGCGCGAACTGGCTGCGCCCAAGTCCGTTCAGTGCCAGCTTGGAACCGAGGTTCGGCATGCGAAGGCCGCCATTGCCAAGGCAGAAGGGAGGGATGATTGATGCGACATCCCAAGAGAGAGAAGGTTGTGCTGCGCGACGGCGACGATGTGTACGTGCAGGTTGAGGGAACACCCAGCCCCGCGCAGTGGGTTGGCGTGTCGGGCATCGACTGGCTACAGCTTGCACGGCAGAAGCAAAGACTGGTGTCTTATCTGTGGGACAAGAACGAGAGCGACCCGGACTGGCAGATGTGGGGCATCGTTCATCTGATCGACGCCATCCAAGACCAGGGCGTGGAGGACGGACAGCCCGTTGTGTTCGTCACCGCAGACGAGGAGGATGAGTGATGCGACACCAGTATTCGGATGCGACGACGAGGCGCTACCAATTGTGGATTGCGGAGCGTGCGAAGGGCGGCAACTACGACCCGCCCAGGTTGCATGAGATTGAGGAGTGGCTGCGCGACGGCGAGGACTATCGCGACACGCTGAACACTTTGCGGAACCTTTGCTGCGGGCTGCGGGAGGCGGAAGCATCGCCCGCATTTTTGCAGCAGATCGCCAGCGCCCTCATCTCCGAACTGGAGGAGGAGCGTCGGTTCTCTGCGAAGGCGGATGCGTTTTTCAGTGCGGCCATCAGCCGGGTTGGTGTCGAAGACTTCGACGTTCGGCTATTCGATGAGAGGCAGAAGCTGACCGGCACTCTGCATGACCTTCAGCTACGCAAGGAGAATGCCAATGCCAAAGATTGATGTCTGGAAGTGCGAGGCAGTGGCTATCGACACGGCCTGCATGAACCTCATGGAAACCGTGAGGCGAGGGCGTAGAAAGCAGAAGGCGTACATCCAAGAGGACAACGATCCAGATGGGGCGTCGTCTTTGGAAGAGGGCATCGCCGGTTTGGTGCAGGCCCACCTCACGCTACGCCGACTGCTGGACCGCGCCGGGTGGACCGGCGAGAGGATCGGACAAGCCCATGCGGAGGTGACTGAATGCCCACCTACACCCTGACCTTCACCGCCTTGGAGATAGAGCTACTCAAGGATGCGATGGAAGAACTGTGCAACGACTGCGACCTGCTGTACTGCCGGCCGGACGATGGCCGGTACGCCCAGGCCGAGGCGTTGCATGACAGGCTGTGCCGGTACGAGCAGGAGGTTGTGATCCAACATTGATATCGGAGGGAGCCGATGAGTTCGATAGATCACTGGACCGAGGACACGGTGGACACGGCGATCCGATTGCTAATTGAGGCGGAGAGGCTTGTCGCTAGCCGCCCCTCCGAGGAGGTGGTAGAACGGTGGCAAGAGCAGGTGTTTCGATTCCTGAGAGAGGAGGCGTAGCGATGGCGCGCGTGGAGTTTTCGGAGGACGATTGCGACTGGGTGTACAGCACGTTCATGCACCGCATCGAACTGCTTGAGGAGTACCTGACAGACGAGCCGGACAACGACGACATGCGGGAGGAACTGCGTGCCGCTGAGTCTGTTGTGTCTGCTATCCGCGAGTCGGGCTATCGCACCACAGCAGAACGCAGGCGCGGTGGCGGGCGGGACCGCGAAGACTTCCACTCCGACGACGCCGTGGGCTATGTGGCCTACGGCGAGGATGGCCCATACGACGATTGACATAAGGAGGATCGACAGTGGGGAACCTTATGCACAAGCCGTGCCTGTATGCAGACGAGGCGACGGCGTGGTTCATGCGGCAAAGCAAGGCGGCGCTGGCCGACATGCTGACCGAGGTGATGCGGCTAGAGAGTGGGAGGTGCGACGACGGGGCTACGGCGGAGGCGGCGGAGCAAAAGTTTGCTCCGGTCCTGGCCGCACGCACCAAGTTGCGTGGCCTTCCGAAGCGCATGGACCCTGAGACTAGGAGTCGGTTCTTGGAGACAGGTGGATGGCAACCACGCGGGGAGGTGGAGTGATGGCATACGCACGGTTCCGAAAGATTGTGTTCAATCACACGGAGGGCGAGCCGTACCCGTACGTCTGCTCTGCGTGGCGTGAGGTCGGCGGCATGAACGTGGGCGACAAGTTCACGCAGGAGGTGGGCGATGTGCTGATCGAAGCCTGCCGGGCAGACGGGATTGAGGTGGTGGTGGACGAGGTGGTTTCTATTACAGGGGGTGACGAGTGAAGGACATGTCGAATGACCTGCGGATTGTTCAGTGGTTCTTGGACCTGCCCAAGCTGCAGGAAATTATGGGCTGGCCTGTCGGTGCCGAGCGGCTTGTGACCAGCGGCCAGGAGATTCATCGTCTGTCCAAGGCAGAGCCGGGTGACCCGCATGCCATAGCCCAGGCGTGGAACAATCTCGGCGGCGCCCTTGGCCCGAACCTGCTGGGCACCCTCATGTCCTGCGACCACTGGCGTGAGCTTGTGCCGCCAGTCTCAGGCCACAGCAGCGATGACGAGGAGACGGTGTGGGTTGGCGGCGGCAAAAGTGTGGTGGCACGCATGGTCTATGACGGTGCGCGCCCCATCAACATTGTGTTTGAGGTCAGGTAAGGAGGCTCCCATGTGCAAGGATGCACTGCAACTGTTGCATGTTCTGGCGACTGCCGTACTCATGTTGTTGGCAGGCCAGCTCAAAGAGATCGCGCTTCAACTCCTGGAGAAGTAGAATGTTTGCAGCATCGGGCGGCGTTGTCGATTTCCTGTTCGGCTCGGCCGGCGTGTTGTTCCTCTTGTGGATGAGCAGCCTCAAGGAGTAGCCCATGATCTACGGGTACGCCCGCGTCTCAACTGATCGCCAAGAGAACAGTGCCGAGGCGCAGACCGCCCGGCTCTTGGTGTACTGCGAGAAGACTGGCCTGCCGTTCGGCGGGGTGTTCGTAGACCAGGATCAGTCGGCCTACCGCATCCCGCTCAATCGCAGGCGGGACGGGAAGAAGTTGTGCGATGCCCTGCAGCAAGGCGACACCTTGGTGTTCACCAAGATCGACCGTGTCTTCCGGTCCTTGCAGGATCAGTGCAACACGCTGGCCAAGTGGGAATCACTGGGCGTGCGGGTCATCATCCTGGACATGCCGTTGCAGTACAGCGATCCGATGGGGCGTTGTACCCTGTCGGTCGGCGGCGCGTTCGCTCAGCTTTCGTCTGAGCTGACGGGCCAGCGCATCCGCGAGGTCAACTCCCACCTGCGCCAGACCGGCAGGCCGTACTCCAACGCCCGGCCCTACGGCTGGCTGCGTAAGGACAAGCAGTACGTGCCGTGCGAGGAGGAGCGGAAGACTGCCCGCCTCGTTCAGCAGATGCGTGACGACGGTGCTACTTGGTCGGCCATCGCCCTTCACCTCTGCAAGAAGGAGGTGCGGAAGCCTTACAGGAGGAAGGGAAGTCTCGGCTACTATTCGGTAACCGAGGTGTCCCTTCTGTACCGGGCAGCGATATGCGGATTCCCAAGGATTGCGCCAAAAGTTTCGCCAGCCGACTGGACCGCCGGGATGCAACGCGAAGCGGTATCTGCTGGTCGTCCGCCAACTGTTGTAGCGTGAGGCCGCGGACAAACCGCAGGGTTGCCAGCTCATGGTCCTCGTCGGGCAGCTCAGCTATCGCCAGCCGCAGGTGATCCAGCTCATCGAAGTCGGGCAGCAATTGCTCGGCCTGCTCTAGCGTGATCTTCTCTACGCCAGGCTGGCGGGTCACCCGCTTGATGCTTTTGTACATGGCATTGAGTACGGCCCTGGCAAAGTACGCCCTCGGGTAGGGCAGCTTCTTCGGGTCGTACGTGCGGGCCGCCTTGGTCAGGGCCAAGAATCCCTCTGCCTCTAGGTCAGGGATCAGCACGCCACGCTGCCAGGACGGGCGGTTCTGCACAAAGAACCTGGCGAGCATGGTCGCCAAGCCCATGTGTTCAACGACCAGCGTCTGTCTTTTTGCTGAGAGTTTGTATCGCCTGCTCATGCTCGTCTAGTCGTTCCTCATGTTCTTCCAGGGTGGCGCGCAGCTCCTCAAACATTTCGGGCAGCGACTCCACGCTGTTGGCGATGACCGCGACTTTCGCGTGCAGGCTGAACGCCCAAGGGATGACGGCTGCAGCCACGCTGATGCCGAGCATCCACAGTTCCCCTTCAAAGCTCATTGCTCCTCCCGATATGTACGAGCAGCAGCCCGGCGTACGGGTGCAGCAACCCCTCTTCCACATGGCGCTTGATCAACGCCATCGCATCTTCCACTTCATCGGGGGGGTACTGATACACAAAGGTGTGGTCGTTCACCTTGCAGCTCAACCTAATTCGTTCAGCGCCTCCGCCTTCAGAGTCTGAAGATCGGAGTCTTTGAAAATCCATCGGGCCAACCAGTTGCTGATGAGGGATACCAAGAGAGGAAGGATGAAGATCAAGAAGATGCTGCCGCACTTCGGGTGGCGCTTGCGGTACTGCCGCTTGATGTTGTCGCGCCACTCCTTCATGTCCTCGCTGGCGCAGGCGATGGCGATCAGCGTCAGCTCGCCAGCCTTGTCGGAGATGGTGCCGGCACCGCTCTCTTGCAGGCACGCCTCGGCCACTCGCTTGATTCTCATCGCAGCCTCACTGGTGGGTGGAGCAGCGCCTTCATACGCTTGCACTCGCATGTGTCTGGGCACGGGCAGTCGGTGACATGGCCGTCGCCGTGCAGCATCTTGCCGCCGACACAGTTGCAGCACTTCTCGCCGGTCGGCTTCTCGGGCTGGCGCGTGACGATGACGTACGCCGCCTCGGCTGCGACGCGCTCTTCGTACATAAGAGGAAAGAACAGGAGGATGAGCCATGTCATTTCTGGAGAAGTCCTATTGCGCCCAGGTCGGGCAATCTCTGGGGAGGGAATCCTTCGACGCCGCCGTACGCCCAGGCGTCACCATTCTCAACGCACACCGCCCAGTCCTCGGCCCGGGTGATGATCGCCCCCGCAGGGAGGCGGGGGTAATCATCGGGCCAGTCCTTCGGCAGTTGGTTCCATGCGCCCCAGCTATTCGCCATGAAGAACACAGTGAACGGCCAGAAGGTTTTGGTGTCGTCGTAGCCAACGGTCGCAAGGTCATGCGCCCATCCGCCTGGCAGGCGAGGGTGGTAGTTCTGCTTGTTTGGTGTGGCCGACCACTTGGCGTACTGCCCTGAGTGGATTGCGTATCCGTTGGCGAGGCAGTCCATCGCATCACGCACGGTGGTGAGCTGTCTGATGATCCCAACCTTGGACTGCTGGCACTCTTCCTTTACCTCTGCGGGCACGCCTCCGGCCCTGCCCCACGCAGCGCCGATGGACCCGTCGTACTTGGACAGGTCGTACTTGCCGACCTTGCGGCGCAGCACGTAGCCAACGTCGCGCTCAAACATGCTGGCTTTGGCCGGGATCATTCCGCCTCCGCCATGCTCACGCGCACCGTACGTCGGCTCCGTTGCAGAGATGCCGCCGAAAGACTTCGGTTCCCTGCCGATCAGGATGGAGGTGGCTCGCGTAGAATCGCGGGCGTTGCGCGATCCATGGCTGACGCAATCTGGCTCGGTCTGCACCTCGGTGAACGCCTTCGGTTCCAGCCGCATGTAGTAGCTGTACAGCAGGGCCTTCTGCCCCTCGCTGGAGCCGGCGTTGTTCGGCTCGTAGTACACAGCGTTCGGCTGGCTCTCTTGCCACAGGGCTCTCGCCCGGGGGGAATCCTTCCAGCCTTCCAGCCCGTCCTCGTAAGCCTTGACCGGATCGAAGTCAGCCACTCTGTTTCGCTACCTCCAAGCACCCGGCTGTCAGCTTCCTGACCACATCCTCAGACATCGGCACATCCTCGGCCGGGACGAACGAGGCGAGGACTTTTTCCACTGCCACATCCAGGCCGGGGTACTTGCCCTTCAACTCCCCGACCGCCAGCCGCAGCTCTGCGCTGTGGACTGCGCGCCAGACGCCAACGGTGGCGATCTGACTGCCGGCATCGCGCTCGGTGATCGTTGCGAGCGCGCTGTAGATGCGGGCTACCTTGGCACGGTCGGAGGGGGTGGCCGTGCGAAGGGCCTCGGCTACTGGGCCGGCGGCGGGCTGGCGGCCAGGGAGGAAGGAGAGAACAACAAGTACAAGGGCGACGGCGATGGGTATGTTCTTCAACGCTGCACCTTCAGCAGAGCAGCAAGCAGAGAGTTGCATGCGGCCGTCACCTCTGCGTCGGCGTACTGGTCGCGCACTGCCACCACCGATTCGATGGCGCTCATGATGCCTGGCTTGGAGGAGCGGGAAGGCCATCTGATCTTGCCGATGAGGGTCTGTCCGTAGACGCCGAGGACCGCAACCGCCAGTGCTATGAGGGAGATGATCTGATACGTGGTCACAGCACTCGCGCTCCGGGTATGAAGATCGTCACGCCGCCCGCCGTGGACTGCGTGCTGTAGTTCAACAACTTGTGCGGGTCCAGAAGACCCCAGCCGTACAGAGGGTCGCGCCCCGTCGCGCCCACATCGCGGCAGGTCAGCTCCAAGGCGTTCATCACGGATGCGTGATCCACCTTCTCGCCATCCGCCTTGCTGCTTGAAATGAACAGGGCGATGACACCGGAGACAAACGGCGCGGCCATGCTTGTGCCACTCACCGTGGCATAGCCTCCGCCCAGCCAGCAGCTAGTGATCGCCTCGCCCGGCGCAGCCACGGCAATCTCCTTGCCTCGGCTGCTGAACTCGCAGGCGCTGCCGTTCTTGTCGACTGCACCTACGCCCACCGTCTCACGGTAGGCGGCAGGGAAGTTCACGGCCGAGCCATCGTTGCCAGCGGCGCAGACGACAACGATCCCCGCGGAGTACGCATCGCGGATCGCGGCGTGCAGGTAGTCGTCCGGTGCCGTGGACCCAAGCGACATGGAGATGATGTCGCACTTCGCCTCGGTCGCATGCCGCACAGCTTGGGTCACAGCCTCGTTGCTGCCCATCCCAGAGTGTCCCAGCACCTTGAGTGCGAGGATGCTGCAGGCAGGGGCGATGCCCTTCGCCAATCCCGAGCGTGCCGCAATGATCCCGGCCACATGCGTGCCGTGACCAACCGTGTCGGCGACCTCGGTGTCCTGGGAGAAGTTGCGGCGGTCGATGATGGCATCGTCTAGGGCAGGGTGCTTGGCAACACCCGTGTCCACCACCGCCACCCGCACGCCCTCACCCTTGGTGCGTGACCACAGGGCGGGGACGCCGTAAGACTGCACGCCCCAGTCGACTCCATCCGAGAGGGAGTGAGGTACGTTCGCCAGGTCTACGCGGTAAGGCGGGAGGTGGACGTACCCGCTCACGTTCGCCCGATGATCTGCAGGGCCATGATGACCAGCGGAATGACGGTGTCGCGGATGAACGCCCAGTCAATCCCAAGGGCGGAGACTTCCTCCTGCATGGCGGACATGAACCGCACATCACCCTCGTCTGTCAGCAGGGCCTTGGCCGTCACGGTGTCAGACTCAAGCACCGGGATCAGCAGCTTGGCGATGGAGTCAACGATGGCCCACTTCTCGGCGTAGCTCAGGCTCGCCTTCCAGCCAGACGCAACGTCGGCAACCTTGCGGAGGACGGCCTGGTTCTTGAGCAACCACTGCAGGACTTTGACGTTCACTGGCACTCCTCCTTCAGGTCTGTTTCCAAAGCGCGGTCCTGGCAGGCCATCGCCACCACGGCATGGCCGGCGATGTCGGACAGGGTTTCCCTAATAGCTATTGTCCGGTCGGTGCCGATCATCCCCCGGAGCCGGCGGCACTTCTCGCCGATGCGGGCAAGCTGGTACACCCACGGTTCGATGCCCTCATCCAGCACTCCCAGCGCATTTTCCAGCGGGTTCTCAACGCAGCCGTAGTACCCCCGCTTGCGGGAGAGCAGCTTCCACAGGCCGATGCAGATGCCCAGGTACGGATCGTCTGGGATCAAAGACTCCAGCTCACCAAGCGCGTTCGCGACACGCTTTGACGAGTCGTCCATACTCACTCCAGAAACTGGGGTGGTGCCAAGGGTCGTCGCTGGTTTCTTCGGTGTCGACAAGGTGGCTTGTTCTTGCATGTGCCCACTCCTCCATGAACGTATCGATCATCTCATTCCGCTGCAGGCTTGCGTCGATTGCGATCAGTCCGCGCTCGTTGTCCTCGTCGTAGAGGAAGTACCCCAGATGGTTCTCCATCTGGCTGGTCGGCCGCAGGTACACCCTCACTGGGTACGGCACCGGCCACCGATCCTGGCACCAGCGCTTCAGCTTGGTTAGCAATTTCCTGCGCCAGTCGGCGGACATCATCCAGCCTCACAATCACAAGCCACGGCTGGAACGAGCGGCGGTGCAGGACGAGGGGGAGTTTTGACCCGGCGTCCCTGCTGGCCTGCTCCATCCAGTCGTATGGGTTCCCCCGCTCCACCCGCTTCACCTCTAGGTGGATGCCCTCCATGGAGGAAACAACATCCGGGGAATCCGTTCCGCCCGCGAATTGCTGGCCTCTGCGTGCGGTCGCCCCGGTCGCCTTGGCCCAGGCGGCGGCAGCTTCCCGCTCTCCTCTTGCGCCCTTGGCCCGAGAGTTCATCGCACCACCATGGCAAGCCTGCCGTGAGCGTCCTTGATCTGTACCTCAATCAGCGTCGGGAACTGGTCGCAGCACGCCTTCGCCACCTGCGTGGCCCGGCTCTTGTCCAGCGCCTTCTCGTTCTTGGAGAACCACTGGCCTACGTCGCAGGCAAAGTTGAAGTCCCGGCTATCTCCGAGCGTGTCCCAGTAGCACACCGCCGTGTGGTTCATCGTCTTCGACTGCACGCCGGCACGCACTAGGGTTGTCGCGACTGCCATGATCGGGTGTTCCTCTGGCGCTCTTCCAGGTAGTAATCGGGCAGGGGGGCTGGGTCGTACCCCAGATGCTTCTTGTGTTTCAGTGAGGCCAAGAAGCTGGGGTCGTAGTTCTCGGGGTCACACTCTTGCTTGACGCCCAAGAGTATACGCCTGTCTAGGTCCGGTTGTCTAGCGTACACCTTGCCACTATGTAACACACCGTGGCAGCGCTCGCAGAGCCTTACATACTGGCGCACATCATGCTTGCGACCTGCGCCGCCGATGAGGTGATGCACCTCCAAGCCGCGCCGGCCGTCGCTCTCGGGCCACCAGCACACCGCACAACAGCGATGCTCTGCCACCCACGCCAGGAGGTCAGCCTGTTCTTGCTTGTTCACTGCCCCTCTCCAGGTCGCGAAGCAGGTATGCCAGGCACGCCTCCATGCGGATCACGCATTCCTCTGCGTCACCCAGGCAGGTCATGTTGCAGCGGTGGCACAGCACCCCTCTCACATGCCCGAGCTGGTGGCAGTGATCGAATTTCATTTCGGATTCCGTGGCAAACTTAGAGCCACACGCCTGGCAGGAAGGCACATGCAGGTACGCCGTCACCTCGTCGCTGGTCAGGCCGTAACGAGACTGTCTGTGAAGCTGGCTCTTGCCCCGCTTCTGCTGATAGTCCTTAACGTCCTGGAGGTTGCACTCCTTGCACCTAGCCTGCAATCCATCGGGCGACCTCGCTCGTTTGTAGAACGAGGTATCTGGTAGGTCGCGTTGGCATTTCCCGCAGCGCTTCACCCGACGTAGTGTACAGTCGTATACGAGGGTGCGCTAGGCTCATCAAGCGGTGGAAGGGTGCATAGCGACTCCCAACAATTTGGGTAAGTCGCTAGCTCTTCAAGCGGCGGAGCCGGGTTGCAGAGAGCGGGTGCTGCGTTTTGTTCACGGGGTTCGCACCTTACATCCATCGCCCCGTACGGCTGGACACCCAGTGTCTTAGCGTCCCTGCTGGAGTCGTCAGCGGGCAGGGCTTACGCCGTAAGCTGGAGGATTGCCATGTCTGGCGGGTCACTCCAGGATCGCCCCCTCTTGTCATCCTTGCGGTAGTCGGCGGGGGGCCGAGCTTCAGGCCGTCCGTGGCAAGCAGTGCCTAGTAGTCGAAGTCCCAATCCAGCTCGGGCGCGTTCTCCCTGCAGCGTGCGAGGTTCCAATTACAGAACCGCCGCAGCTCGGCAGAGTCGTAGCCCTCGCAGTCCCTTGCAAGTCGCACCAGCACGCGGGCGTACTGGGCGAAGTGCCATGAGTATACGTTCGTCTCGGACCTAGAGGTGGTCCCAATCTGCCGGCGCGCGATGCCGCCGTGCGCGTATGCGTTCCACTCGTCAACGATCATCAGCGGCTGATCGCGCCAGTATTCCGTGCGTGCCTGCTTGAGGTACGTCTGGTAGATCGAACCTCTCACTTCAGCCGGCACAGCCGACAGGACAGTTTCGGTTTGGAGGGGTGGCGTGGAGATGCACCACCTCGCACCGTCCAGCACGTACACGCAGTGGCCGCCCGCCCGCCAGCGACTGAGGAAGTGTGTGCCCTCATGCACGTAGGTGATGAGGTCTGCGTCCTTGGCATCGGTGTGCCTGGGCAGGCGGCTCGCCACATCCCTCAGTATGGGGGGCCAGTTGGGGGGCGGCGACCAGGCCGGGCCATCGGCCAGGGCTACGGCGGGTAGGGTGGCAAGTACCATCAAAATGTAGCGCACATAGGATAAGTGTCCTGCGTGCGGTTATAGCGCCCCTCCGGCTAGGCCCCTGTGGTACAGGCCGGAGGGCTGGTCGGGCGTCTAATGCGAAGCCAGGGCCATCCAGTACAATCCTATGTTGGCGGTGGCGTAGCTGGCGTAGGTGACAGCCATGGGCAGGTTGCCGCGGGCCACCTGCTCTGCCGCCACCCAGGCATAGATCAGCCCGGTAATGATGATGAGGGTGCCGCTCATTGTGTCCGCTCCAGCAGGGCGCGAAGCGTGGCCCTGGCTTTAGAAACTGGGGCAATGTCCTCATCGGCGTGGCACCTTTGCATCGCTCGCCGGGTCGTCTCCATGAGGTTCATGCAGGCGAAATCAATCGCCTCCCGCTCCTCGGCGGTGAGCGTGTAAGAAACTTCTGCCCGTTTTTCTTTCGGCATCGGTTCCGTACCACCACGCTCGCGGAGCATGGCGTCAGCGATTTCGTAAGAAAAACGCGCCCAGTACTCCAACGAGCGATCCTTACCGGTCGGCGCGGCCAGCAGCCCCGTCAACGCCGCAGCGGCGAACGTGTCGCGGTCAGTCACTTGGTTCTCTCCAGCAGGGCGCGGAGCGTGGCGGCAGTCTCGTCATCTGGCACATACGCAGTTCGCAGCCGCGCCTCGGCGCGATGGATCGCCTCCCGCTCCTCGGCGGTGAGCCGCAGCCGTTCAATCTCCGCAGCCGCGTCTTGGCAGGTCCAGTAATGCTCCTCGTCATCGGTGCCGATCATGTTTGCCCGGGTCTGGCGAAGGCGAGTGGTGATGTCGCTCATCAGTTCACGCTCGGTCCTTGCATGCGCGCCGAGAAATCCTTCGACGCCGCCAAGAGGCCGCATGTCTCCAAATACCCAGCCAGTCGCTTGCACTCAAAATGCTCGTCGCGATACAGGTCATGCTCCTCGTCCTCCTCGTCGCTCGCGTTCACTATGTCGCCGGCATAGTCGGCAGCATCTGACAACACGCGGACGATTGTGTCCAAGTCGCTCTCGGTCAGTTCAATGCGAATGATCACGGCCACCTCGGGTATAGAAGGACACCTGAATGGGAAGCGCCGTTCATCACTTCGATGGCGGCGATCCGGGGAAACTGGCCGGACAACATGTCGGCCGTTGCTTGGTGCGACTGCGCGTCGATGAGCTGCCTGTGCAGGCTGATGTATTCGCTGATCATTGCCCAGTCCTGATCTTCCTGCGGGCCATCGGCCTCCCGCTCAATCCACACGCGGATGTTGGTGGTCAGCGTGCGGAACCGCAGGATGTTTTCGTACAACCGCTGGGGGCGAGGGACGCTGCTAAACCACATGGCTATACCTCCAGGCTAGGAACAGAACAGACAGGAACACTCCGGCGAATAGCTCCGCCGGCATGGCGTCGATAAAGATCATGCGTCACCCCATGCGCTTATCGCTTTTACTCGGAGCCTTTGCACCTCTGCCTCTAGCTGCCGGATCACTTTTCTCAGCGTGGCGATCTCGCTCCTCAACTTCTCCTCCTCCTTCGACAAACCCCCCTGTGTCTGCATCGACCCACTCCAGGTAACCGTGCGGATAAAGAAACGTGATCAGTGTGTCGGCCGGGCGCAGGCAGTCCTTGGGGGCGACAAGCGTCGGAACAATGTGGCCGCGCCCCCGATCAAAGACCTCCTGCTCAACCCACCGCTCGTCTCGGTCCAGTGGCGTGAGCCACACCCACGCTCCGGTAGGCTTGCTGCGATACACGTAAGCCAGGTGCTTGAGCGTCTCGCGGCCAAGGCCACGCATGTCGTCAACAAAGACCGTCTCGTACGGGTAATCCTCTGGGCTGGTAAACGCAATGGATCGCTCCTTGATCTCTATGGAGAACAGCCCCACTGCATCTGGCGACTCGCAGTGGTCGGTGATCTTGTTGTGCTGCCTGATGACCAGCTTCTTGCCGTGAGCAACTGAGCGGCCGGCGAGACGCAGGTCATCGACCCACGCCCGCTCCGCCTTGTGGCCGTTACTCAGCGCCTGCTTGAAGGAACGTGGCATTGCGTCCATCCCAGGAGTACGTGCGGAGGATGGCCGGACGGCCCGGCCTTGGAGTCCTCGTCTGCTCGGCGGCCTTGTGCCGCTCTGCGTATCCGCCGTCCCGAAAGTCGTTCTCGGTCAGGAACTCAAGCTCCATCGGGATAGGCTCTGACGCACGGATGGCGTCGGCGTTCTCGCGGACAAGCGCGGCCCAGTCCTCGCACCGACCGAACATCTCGGCGATGTCCTCGTCGGTGTAGCCCGGGTCACGCATCGCTATGACCGCCAGCCTCTCGGGCCGCGGCAGGAATTTGATGCCACGCAGCAGGCGCGCCACCCCCTGCGTCTGCTCCGTGTCCAGCCCCAACTGCGAGGCAGCTCTCGCCGGGGCCTCCTTGTTCACAATGCACCGCCGGTGCAGCGTGACGGCGAAAGCCAAGGCGTGACGCAAGCCACGCCCATACGCGAGACAGCCAGGAACCCTTGCCCTTTTTGTCATCTTCCCCTCCGTGGATGAACTCAGTCGGAAACGCATGGTCAACGTCGAAGCGGTACAGAATCTCCTGCACCGTGTCGTCGGTCAGAAAGGAACCTTCATGTTCCATCGCCGTGTAAGCTCCTTGTGAAACATCTGCCGTACCCAGCCATTCAAAGTCTTGCTGCCCCACTCCACGTAGTAGTCGGGCAGCTCGCTCATCTTGCGGCCGGCGAACTTGCCACGCAGCGGGTTCTTGTAGGTGCCGATGCACCGCACGCCCTTCCATGTAACATCCACCTCGGTGCCGCTGACCCTGCCAGTGGCCCGCCCGGTGGTGTTGCGGCGCATCTCTTCGATGGCCTTGGCCGCCGCCTGCTTGGCAGCTTCCTTCTCGGCCAGCTCCGCAATCTGCTCGGTGGTCAGCTCGCCCTCGCCGTGAGCCTTCTGCATCACGGCCTTCTTCACAGCCGGCTCCATCTGGACGAACATGTCCACGCTGGTAATGAGCGTGTGTTCCTGGGCGGACGGCGTGCAGTCAACGATGCGGAAGTGCGACTTGGCGCTGGCAAGGCGAGCGGCCCTGCGAGATTCGATGGTGGAGTTCGGGTGATCGGCCACGCCAGGAAGCTGCCGGGCGGCTCGCCCCCACGCCTGCAACGCGAAGCCTCGGCTCTTGGTGGGCCGGGCCATGATCAGCGTCTCGGTCGGCGGGAAGTCGAAGCCGATGGCACAGACAGCCACGTTGCAAAGCACCTTGGCCTTGCCGGACTTGAACGCTGCGAGGTTCTCCTGCCGCTCCTCGGGCTGCTGCGTTCCGTAGACATGGACCGCGGGGATGCCATAGTTCTGCGTCAGGTAGTGCGAGTACGCCTTGGCCCCGTCGACCGAAGCGGCAAACAGGACGGTAGGGCCTCGCATCTCCTCGGCGGTGATGAGGCAGACGCGGTGCTTCACGGCCTCTTGGTTGAGAGCCTTGGCAAGCTGAGCCTGGACGAAGTCTCCGCCGACCGTCTTGACGCCCGTCAAATCCATGGCGTCCACGCGAGCCAGTTTGCAGATCGGCGGCACGGCGTACTCGTTGTCGATGGCCCACTTCAGGTCGTAGCCACCGATGAACTCTTCGTAGAAATTCATGACGCCGCCCTCATCATGGCCTTGCCGTCCATGCGGAACGGCGTAGCGGTGAACCCGGCGACCATCGCGCCGTGATCTTGGAAGTGATGGAACATCTGGACGCACGGCTCGCTGCACTGCATGTGCGCCTCGTCCACAATGATCAAGCGGAAGTCGGTGAACTTCTGGTAGCGAGGCACGCCCCGCCGGCGCGAGAGCAGCGTCTGCTTGGACGCGACCACAATCTGCGGCGACCACCACTCGCCCTCGTCGGCGGTGAAGTCGGCCATCTCAATGGACGGGTCTAGGCTGGTGACCTGACGCACCTTGTCGACGGCCTGCCACACCAGCTCACGCAGCGGGCAGATGATCAGCGTCCTGCCCGTGATCCGCGAGGCCATGGCGCAGAAGATCACGGTCTTGCCAGCGCCGGTGAACAGGCCGTTGAGCGTGGCCTTCACGCCGCGGTCCATGGCGGCGAGGTTCTCGGCAACGGTTTTCTCTTGGTAATCGCGCAGTATCACCGCGGTTCATCCTTGAAGTTAAAGAAACCCCGGGGGCTGGAGGGGGGACGCCAGCCCCCGGGGGAGCGCGCTCTGCGGAGGACTACCGACTGAACTCTGCGAACTCTTCGACCTCGTCCTTCTTGGGACGACCGCCGTTCAACTGCAAACGGTTGACGCTCAGCACCATCTTCGACCGCTGCTGACCGTCCTTCTCCCAGGTCTGCAGCTCAAGCTCGCCCTGGACGATGACGCTCGTACCCTTCAGCAGGTACGGAAGCACGCCACCAGGACGCCACTGCTCACAGTCCAGGAACAGAACCCGATCCTTCCGGCCGTTGATGGCGATGCTGTACTTCGCCACCTCGGCCTCACCGACCTGACGGCTCTCGGCATCCCGGGTGAGATTGCCGCTGCCGACGAACGTCTGGAATCCACTAGCCATGGACCACCTCCTCCTTCTTCCACAGGCGGACGTACTCCGCCTTGCACCTATCGAACACCGGCCGCTGGATCGCCTTCTCGCGAAGACGCAACTCCACCTCGGCCATCACCTTCCTCGCGTCAGCCTCCGTCTCTGCATCAGCGAGGCGTGTCTTCCATTCCTGCTCACGCTCAATGTCCTTGGCCGCAGGCGGCTGCGATGCCTTGGGCCTCTCAGCCACGCGGTTGTCCTCGCCGTCATCGTCCGGCTCACCGGAGAACCCGCCGCACAGCGCCATGAGGAGCGTCCGCTTGGCGTACGTGCAGGCCGAGCCGAATGACTGCATGTCGTTCTTGACCATCAGCAGCGGAGCGATGCCCGTGATGAACTCGCCGCTCTTGTGGCGGAGAGTCCCGACCATCACCCACTGACCGTTCGCCAGCAGGCCCGGCCGGAAGTCCGGCAGCGACAGGCCATGCTTGGTCAGCGGTCCACGCAGCGAATCGCAGCACGTGGCGTAGCTAGAGAACCGGCTTTTGAAGTGCGGGTTCGCCGCATCCAGCGCCACCTTCTCGTACTCTGCCTGGGCCGCAGCCAACGCAGCGGTGAGCTGCCCGGTCGACGGCGATGAGCTTGGACCCAAGATGCTGTTGTTCTCGTTCATACGATCACCACCTCCTCCTCCTGCTTGAGCGCCCACTTCGGGATGACAAGCTCGGTGATCTCGCCGGCATCGGCCGCCTCGTACACCCCCGTCTCCTGACGCAGTCGCACCTCCTCCAACACGCGGAGCATCCGCAGCCCCGCCTCCTTGACCAGTTCCTGCGGCAGGTAGAACACATGGCAGGCGAACGGCGGCATGGTCTGAACGAAGCAGAACGGCATGCGGTGTTCGTCCATGCCAAGAGCCATCGCTGCCTGCACGTACAGCCACTCCTGCTCGGCGTACCCGTAATCGAAGACGCTGCGATAGAGCCGGTCCCAGGTGGCCGAGGTGGACTTCAAGTCCCACCAGTAGCCGGGGGTGCAGCCGTCCGGCCGGACCTTGCAGGCGTGGCCGTTGCACATGAAGAACACCGACACCTGCGTCTCGGTTGTCTCCTCCACCAGCCGCTTGGCCGCGGGGTTGTCCAGCAGGTGCGACAGCATCTGCCCCAGCTTCCAGGCGTCCTCGGCGTTGGCGTCGATGACGTTGGCCGGCAGGCTGGCCTTCCACTCCTCGTACGGCTTGCCCCTCCGAGAGCCGTTAGAGGCAAGCACTGCGGCCGGTGGCACCTGGACGATGTCGGAGTACGAGCGGCCATCGCAGACCCCCATCACCAGCGCGTCGAAGTTGCTGCCGAGCGTGGTGGCGCTGTTGCCGGTGAACAGCTTGTGGTCGTCGTCCAGCCACTTCTGCGCCGCCCCGCCGCCCTTCAGCACAGCACACAGGTACGAGCGGCTCCGCTCGGGCATTGCGAAATACGCAGCCGCCGGCATGCCGACGATCTTCTTCGGATACGTGTCCATACGTTCAGTCCCCCTTGATGAAAAAGAAGCCCCGTCCGTGGGGCGCGATCCGATCCCTCCATGCCCGTCCTTGGGCAACGTCACTCCTGAACTGAGAACGCGCCCGTGCCAACTGTCCAAGGCAAAGGAACGTGAAAAATGCACCGGCCGCGTACAGGTAAACGCAGGCCAAGATCGCGATGCGACACGCCCTGCAGAGCAGGGGGCGCAGGTGCCGCCAGATGGCGGAAATCGCGGGAGCCAGACGGCTCCTATCCAATTGAGCTAGGGGTGCCATGGGGGCGATTGTAGCGGATGCGCGGGGGGGTTGAAGGAAAGTAGTTGTAGGAAAAAATATCCCCCCATCGGTGGCCCCCCGTAGCATTCCGCCATGAACCTCCTTGACTTCGCCAGCCAGTACGCGACCACGGTCGGAGCCAGCCCCGGATACCGGGAACAACTGCTGGTCCTGTGCCGCCGTCTGCACTGGCAGGCGACCGACCTGACCGTCGACAAGATCGACGCCTACTTGACCGATGCACTGAAGCATCTGGCTCCCTCCACCGTCCACAACCACCGCCGCATGCTGTCCACACTGAGGAAAGCAGCCCTCCGCGACGGGTTGGTGAACGAGTGTACACGCCCCATTCGCAGAGTCAAGCACACCTTGCCGGTGGTCCGTGCTTGGGACCATGGGGAAATCCGACATCTTCTTGCGGTAGCCGCGGAGATGCCGGGGGGTACGGCGCGCTGCCAATACACGCTGCTGCTGCCCGCGTGGATTCTCTTCGGGTACAGCAGCGGGCTGCGCCTTGGCGACATGCTGGATGTCCGCTGGGACCAGCTCAGGGGCAACACCCTGGCGATCACAATGCGTAAGACGGGGCAGCTTCATGTCGTCGTCCTTGACGTACCAGCCATGCAGGGCATCGGCTCGCTCCCCCGCCGGGGGCCGAAGATTTTCGGCTCGCTCGCGGGAAGGTCACGGATGATAGTCGCACTGCGCCGCTTGATCAAGCGCGCGGGCCTAGCCGGCAGTGGCAAGTACTTGCGTCGATCCAGTGCCACTTACGCGGAAATGGCGGGCATAGACGCCAGTGGACACCTTGGTCACAGGACGCCCGGCATGAAGCGCCACTACCTAGACCCGGTGCTTCTGGCCCTGCAAAAGCGAGCCGTCCCGTCTATCGGGTGACGCCGAGAATCTGCAGCGGGTCCAGCGCGTCCTGCTTCTTCTGGTCACGGGCGCGCTTCGCTGCCTGCGCCTGGACGATCTTGTAGAGCAGATACTGCCGCCTCTGCTCTTCTGGCATGGTCTGCAGAACGTCATCCGGCACGGTGATGTTCTCGTAGGTTCGGACGCCGGGCGTGGCCTGCAGCAGCTCGTTGAGCATCTCCCGAGCGGCCAGCCTCTTGGTCCGCTCTTGGTCAACGTCCTGGAACTTCAAGCCCGTCAGCGAATTGACGAGGAACTTGGACAGCTTTTCCTGTGGGGAAAGTCTGTCGTCCAGCGCCTGCCGCAGCGTGCCGATGACGCGAGAGCCGCCAGGGGCGTTGACCGCGATCTGCTCTAGCCATCGGCCTGGCTCGCCTGCGGTCTGCTCCAAGAGCGAGTACAGGTCCGAGAGCTGGCGTCCCGAGTAGAACTGACGGTTGGTTGCAGACTCAAGCGGGCCTTTGATCAGCGGGTTCGTCTGCCCGAGGACGTTGAGTGCCGTCTTCCGTGCGCCGCTTGCCAGCTTCTGAAGCAGCGAGTTGCCAGTGCCCGGGGTCAGCAGGTTAATGGCGCTCTCAAACGGCAGGTCGATGTTGGTCAGGTATCGCTTGAGGTTGCTGCCCTCTGGGAGACTCACGCCTGGAATGCCAGACGGGACAGGCACGCTGGCCGACTGCCTCAGATACTCTGGGGTGAAGTTGTTTTCGCTGGGCTGCGCGCCGCGGTTGATGGCACGCATGGACATGCCCATCAGACCGGCCGGCTTGTTGACCACCTCGTCGGCGATGAGCGGCGTGATGCCCTTGGTATAGGAGTAGAACGGGAAGATGCGCTTGAGAACGTCCCGCTCAAAGTCAGTGAACGCCTCGGGGCGGTAGTCCACCTGAGTGAGGTTGGTGACTCGCGCAGCTTCTGCGGGCGAGTACCCGTTCTGCATGAGCGACAGGTATGTGCCGTATCGGTTGCCTGAATCGGTGAACTGCGAGGCGCGGTCGCCGGCCTCAAGCAAGGGGTTACGATTGCCGGAAGCCGTGGGCAGCGAGAAGACATTGAGCCAGTCCTTCCAGCTCGCCTGGCTCGCTCGGCTGGCGAGACTCTCTGTGTCCTGGGCCACCGCACCAGGATAGAGTCCGCGCAGGTTTGCCTTGCCGGCCCCGGCCAGAAGCTCGTCGTTTGCCGTGGTGACGCCAAGCCCGGTCGACCCCGCCTTGGTCAGGAAGTCTCGGAGCATCTCGTCGTCCGACATGCCCCGGTAACGCGGGATGTCCTTGAGCTTCCGCAGAAGCTCGGAGTAATCACCCCTCCCGACCTGCGTCCCCGTCCACCAGTTCAGCGGGCTTGCGCCCTTCATCGCACCGGCGAACATTCCTGAGTAGGCATCGCGCGTGTAGCGGGCGGGCCAGAGAAGTGCCAGCGCCTTAAACCGCTTGGTGAAGTTGTCGTAGCCTTGGGCAAGGCCGCTGATCTCGGGCGGCGTCTGCCCGCGCCCAACGGCCTTCGTCCAGTCATCGATGAACTTCTTGTTGAACGACACCTGCGACAGGTCTTCTACGCCCAGCGCTTTGGCAAGAACGTCCGGCGCAGTCTCTCCGGTCAGGCCCAGTTTCGTAAGTGCATCGGCGGCCGTGTAGTTGACGCCGCCAGCCACGGCATCGGCCGGCGTGCGGTCTACTTCGCGGGCCAAGATGTCCAGCATGCCTTGGGCATTGGCTTCCGCTCGGCCCCTCCCCAACACGTACCGCGACAGCTCATTGAAAGAGTTCTGCCCAAAGAGCGGCAGGCCAGTCTCTACATGCTGCGGGTCGACAGCCCGCATGGTGTCGGCCAGCTTGGTGTAAAGCTGATCTCTCCACGCCTCCGTCTCGGCACCGGAGACTTGCGACCGCAGGCCCTTCAACTGCTTCTTCAGAGACGCCATCTGCGTGGGGTCGGCGCTGGCGTTCTCTAGGGTGTATATCTGCTTTTCGACATCGGCAATCTGACGCCGGAGCGGATGGGCATCTCCAAGCTCGGGAGCCTTGTACATCGGCGTCCCGTCGTCCTTGAGCATGTCCATCCAGCCGTACATGTCTCCGCCGGGGCCATCGCCCTCGGTGCGCAAGACTCGGCCGTCGCCCACAAAGTAGTCGCCGCTCATCTCCCTGGAGTGGAGGTCGGCGTTGTTCTGCCACCACTCCTCCAGCAGCTCGCGAGCCTTGGGATTGTCGGCACCTCTAAGGGCGTCCAGCAGATCGGGGTCGGTCGACATCCGGTTCAGCGTTTCCGACTGGCCGAATACGTCGAACGCTGCATCCCTGCCGCGAGACAGGTTGTCATCAAACGTCACGGGCCGGACGCCGCGGGCGTACTGCTTCTTGATGTATTCCGGCGGCGTGACGCCCTCGGGCCACTGCGGAATCTGAGGAGTGTCGAACTCCAACTGCTGGCGAGGGAACCATCCGCCGCCCGTGCGTGAGCGGAACTCCTCTAGCGGAAGGCCCAGCTTCTGCGCTTGGGCAATTGCTTGGTCGCGGTAGTTCCGCGCGTAGCTCAAAAGTCCGCGCACCCCAGGCAGGTCTGCGTGCGGCTGCAGGTCAGGGTGAATGTCGAAGTCCGGCGACTCCATCGTATACCGCAGCGCCTGCGACAGCTCATCGTCGTTGAGCGTGGAGCCTTTGGAGCGCAGGTCTTTCAGTGCGTCGTACTGCACCTCGGACAGCTTCAGCCTGTCGGTCGACTCTCTCGCCCGCCGAGCGGCCATGATGGTCTTGGCGTCCCACTGCTGCTGCCTGTCCAGCATGCCAAGAACATTTGGATCGAACGCTCGTTGCACGCCCCGGGCGGCGAGGCCCGTGTACGGGTTGGTCATCAATCCCTCGCCAAGCTTGTCCGCAGTCTTGGCCGCCCAGTCGCCGACCGTCTCGCCGAACAGATCAAACGCACCGTCCTGCATGAACGGCAAGCCAACGCGATTCATCTTCGCGAGCGGCTGGTTCATGAGCGCATCCGCTTGGTCGCCGGCCGAAAGAGCGAACTCGCGCGCCGCAGCCTTGCGAGCCTCCGGGTCAGCAATAGCAGCAAGCAGCTTGGCTGGCGTCTGCTCGCGCAACGCCTGCCTCTCGCCGGTCTTCAGCGTGTTCTTGGCGTAGACATCAAAGTCTTGGAGAAGCCCGGCCCGCCCCGCGGCGCGACCGGCAGCAGTCTTGGCACCCTTGCCCAAGAACTGGTTGAGGCCGAACGACATGTAGGTGAGAGGGTCTAGGAGAACCTCGGCCCCGAGGCCGCCGGCGAAGTTGCCCCACGTATCATCGTCACCCACCATGCCGTACTGGCGCAGCAGCTCACGGCCGTCAACCCGCTCGTCGGTCGTATCCCACAGGGCGGACAACCCCTTGAGCGGGCCGCCCGACAGCGTGCCGCGGACAACGGCACCGGGCGTATCTAGAATCCAGCCAAGGCCAGCAAGCCCCGACGATCCGGCCGCTGACAGGCGGTTAAGCAGATCGCTCTGCTCTTCCGGCGGCATGAGGTCGGCAAGCTGCGGCCTCCGCCGAACGGGGTTGCCGTACTCATCCTCCTCCAACGGCAACATCCCCATCTCGGCCTGCTCTTGGAGCGAGCCGTATGGGTCGTAGATGTCGAACAGCGGGGAGCGAGCCATGCGTTAGCCGAACGGCCGCGGGGCCGCGCCGGGGCGATCAAAAGGTCCGACGCCCGGCCGTGGCATGTCTCCTGAGTGGAAAGGCGGCTGGTCGGATGGCTGGCCTGCCGGAGGTGCGGATGGGTTGGCTGCAGGCACGCCAGTAGGATCAACCCCTGCAGCTCTCATGAAGTCTTGGATTTCATTGTCGTCGTAGCCAAGCCGACGCATCTCTCTGCGGAAGCCGTCAGCCCTAGCCGCCGGGCCGGAGCCGCCCACGCCGTTCATCCAATAATCCCACCGCGCATTCACATGCTCCGAACTCAGACCCGTGCCCATAGGCTCGCCACGCCTGCGAGACAGAGCAGCCCGGGTGGCGGGAGGCAGTTGAAGCTCGCGAGCGTCTTGGGCAGCACGCCTCGCTGCGGCAGCATCCGGGTTGAGCATTTCGGCAAACCTCTCGTCTTGGAGAAGACGCATCGCGCCGGCGGCGTTCTGGGCGGCAACATCGTTGGGGCTGGTGCCGCTAATGTCCGGGGCGAGACGTTGAGCCAGAACGGTATTCCGCCAGTCGTCGGGCAGTTGCAGTAACTGCATCGCCGCTGTTCCAGTACCACCGCGGCCCCAGCTCGGCTGGCCTCCAGTAAGCATGCCAACGGCCCGTACGTTGTCTACGAGCTGACGCTGGCGAGCATCCCGCGCGTCACTTACGGCACGCCTTCGGGCGGCCGGGTCCATCGCGGCGATGTCGTCGGCCGACATGCCGGCTGCGTTGGCCTGACGGCGGATGCGCTGCTCGTCAGCGAGGTCGGCGTTGTACGCTCGCGTTTCTTCGCTGGGCCGGTACACGTACATCATGCCGGTGGGGCCAAGAACATTTTGCGACTCGTACATTGGGGCGGGCACCGGGAAGCCGTCTTTGTCCTTGACGACATTCCCGCCAGCGTCTGTTTGGTAGACCGGCTTGCCGTCCCGCATCAACGGCCCCTCCAAGTCCGCTCTCCGACCACGGCGGCCTGGCGCACCCGGAATGCTGGAGGCAGGATCGCTGGAGGCCACCGAATATCCGACAGAGCCGTCTGGCCCAAAGACTGGCAGAAACCCGCGCGCCTCCATATCAATATCACGCTGCGATGGCTCAAACGCCGCAGTGGGGTCGCCGCGGAGAAGGCCCCCATTTCGGAAGGCGCGGTCGGTTGCGCTGATCGGCGTGCGGGTGGTGTAGCCTTGCGCCTCTCGCTCAGTCGTAAACTCTTGCGGCCGGCGCACTGGCATGCCGTCAACCGTCCGTGGCCCAGGCTCGCTCTCGCCGAAGAGCCCCATGTCTCGCAGCTCTTCAACGGTGCGAGGCTCGTCCAGGGGGTCTGTCGGCGCGTTGGCGGCGGCCCATGACGCTGCCGCGGAGTCTTCGGCGGCTCGGCGCTGCGCCCGAATTCTGGCACCATCCTCGGCCACCATAGCTGCCGCCGCCTCCTCCATGGACATTCCGCTCGCCACTAGCTCCCTGTGCCGTGCCGAACGCTGTCGCTGGATGTCGGGGTCCGGCTGTCGGCGAACGTCTAGGTCGGGGGTAATAGGAGATGCGGCAGCATCAAGCGGGTCCAGCTCATCCGGCCCCATCGGGCGGCGCGGGGCGGCACGGGGGACTCTGGGGTTGGAGTTAGACAGTCCTGGGCGTGCCATCGTTAGCTCCTAGCGGTGGTCCGTGCGTTGCGCTGCTCATCGCCAAGGGCATTCAGTCGGCGAACCTCGGCGAGGACCTTCTGCATGTCGGGCGGCGTGCCACCCATGCGGCTGGCCCTGTCATTGAGGTCGGCCAGCATCGCACGCGCTTGGGCGTGATAGTCCTGCGGCGCTGCAGCCGCCGCCGCCTGCATCTGCTGCGGCGTCTGGGAGTTGCGCATCTGGTTGGACTGCTCCATCAACTTGCGAATGCGAGCTTCGGTCGCCGCACCGTCAGCGACCTCACCGCTCGCCGCCATACGCCGGGCGTTGAGGTCCTTCATCAGCCGCTCGGCTTCCGCCCTCGGGTCAGCGGCGGGCTTGGGGTATGTGCCAGCCCCTTGCGCCTGTCGCTTGTTCTCGCGCTCCGTGTACTGCCGCTTAAACTTCTCGGTGAACGCCTTCTCGCTCTCCTCGTCGGGGGCGACAACAGGTGCCGGGCGAGATTCATTAGCAAGCTCGGCGGTCCCATCGGTCGACGTAATGTCGGCAGTCGCTGGCTCGGGCTTCTTGCCGCCGCCAGCAAGCATGGCCGCGCCTGCCGCACCTGCAACGCCAACGCCAGCGGCAGTCTTGGCGGCAGCGCCACGGCTGGACTCCAGCGCCATCTGCGTCTGACGAGCCGCGTCGGCGTCTCGGATGGCCTGACCAGCGACAGCGTTCAGCGGCTGGTTGCGCAGGTTGCCGGACTGCCCGCGGCGCATCTGCTGGAAGCGATCTGCGGAGCGGCTCAGCGGACCCCAGCTCGGAGAGTCCAGGGACAGGTCGACAGGCGGCGGCGAGGCAACGTCATCCAAGCCGTCAAACGACGGCGACCGCGACGGCGAAGCCCAGGCCGGCGTGCCGACCGGCCAGCCGCCAGCGTCGACGCGGTCGCGAGCCTTGAGGCCAGCCGATTCGACGGGCAGCTCAACCTGCATCCGCGGCGGGGCCACTCGCGCCAGATCGCCTGCATCGCCAGCAGTATCCAGCATGTCGCCAGCCTTGGCCGCCGGGCGCAGCAGGCGGCGGATCAGCTCGGCCGCGTCGTCGTAATAGCTAGGCATTCTTTCGGCCCTTCTTCGGAATGTCTGGAAGCCCGCCGTCAGCGGGCATGTCGTCCTTTTCCACCTTTGGAGTGTTCGGCTTGCCGTGCATCTCCTCGTCCAAGTCGGCGAGGTCGTTGCGCTCCTCGCGGGGCTTGGCCTTCTCTTCAGCGGCGTCCCGCTTGCCCATCTTGGCGGTGATCTTCCGCTCTTCCGCGTCGTCGGCGGCGAGGAGCTGCTTCACCAGACGCTTGAGCGCCGTGGGCGTCAGGTCGTCCAGGTCAAGGTTGATATGGGAACTCACCGAAGCAGACCTCCAAGGAGGGAAGAAACGAAGTTCATCGACTGCTGCTTGCGCTGCAGTTGGGCCATGGCTTGGGCGTAGGCGCTCTGCTGCTGCAGCGCCCCAAGCTGGAGTGCGTACTGCTCTTGGGCTTGGTTGCCCGCAAGCTGGTTCTGCGCGTTGAATGCAGCGGCCTGCGTGTCCTGCGAATACGCATCGGCAATACCGCCCGCCATCTTCTGGGCAGAGTCGATGCCGGCCTGCTGCCACTGCCCGCCGGCGCGGCTCATGCCGCCGCGGTCGTACTTCTTCACGGCGTAGTTGGGATCGCCCTGCGCCACGGCGTTTGCATAGTTATTTTCAAACACCTTGCGCCGGGTGGCGTCAGGGACGCCGGGAACAGGCGATTGTCCGAGAGTGACTTTATTCAACGGAACAGCCCCGACAGGAGATTGCTGACGATCCCATAGCCCATGCCAGATCGGGCATTCGCAAGGTCAGCTTGGTTCTGCTGGGCCTGCGCCATCTGCTGGAGGCCCGTCAGAGCAAGGTCACGCTGCGCCTGAAGCTTCCGCGTGCCGAACGTGGCGTTCGCCTGATCCGCACCCAGCTCGTAGTTGGCGGCGTTCTGATCGGCCAAGCCGTTGAGCAGGTCTTGGTGCTGCGGGGAGTACCCGTACGGCGACTGTATGTGCATGCCCTTGACCGCCTTCTGGCGCTGGGCCGAAGACACGGGCGGCTGAGCGTTGAGCGTGGAGTCGTAGTTCAGCATTACTACATCAGCCTGCGGAGATAAGACTGCGCGGCGGGCGATTGCATCGCCCTATAGTCCATAGGGGAAGCGTACGGCGAAAGCCGGGTAGACGGCTGACCAGCACCCGCGGCAGGAGCAGGGCCCTGCATGTCCTTGTACATGCCCATGAGATTCGACAAGGCGGAGCTGTACTGCTCCTTGTTGTCTCCCCACGCGCCGGTGAAGGCGTCGGAGTTCTTGCTGACGCGGCCGGACGAATCGCCGTACCCCATGCCCATCTGCCCGGCCAGCGACATCAGGTAGGGCGACGAATCGGACTCGCGCTGGGCGCCGTAGAACTGATCCATGCCGCGGTTGGAGTTGCCGTAGGCTTGGTTGCCAAGCATCATCAGCCCACCCAAACCCTGCTGCATCATCTGGCCGGGCATCTCCCGGCTGGTGGAGTGCTGCGCGTCCAATCGATCCAGTCCGGCGTTGCCGTTGTTGAGCAAGTCGGAGAACGACTGCCGGTTTGCAACAGCGTCCCGCGTGCGGTCGATGCCGCCGTACGTGGCGTCGATGACCGGCTGGAGATTGCCGGGGGTGGTCTTGCGCGTGCCAGTGAAGTTCATCCCGCCACCGCCGCCGTACCCACCGCCGCCGTACGAACCGCTGCCGATGTAGCCATCCGGGCCGGTAGCGTTGAAGCCCCCGCCACCGTAGCCACCGCCACCACCGCCGTCAGAGAAATTGAAGGCGATGTCCCCCGCCACGCTGGAGGGAGCGATTGCACCAGCGGCACCGGCGTAGGCATTGCCAAGGCCAGCGAGCGCTGCGTTCTGTGACTGACCAAGCTGGCTGGCAGAGTACTGGTTCGCGCCGTGCATCTGCGACATGGCGTTGTTGTACGACTGCTGGTTTTGCGCCCACGCCTGCAGTGCCTGCCCGCCAATGTTTCCAAACGCCCCAAGCGCCGAAGACCCGATGTTGCCGGCCGCACCCTGGCGGGCGGCCTCGGCCATGGCGTTCGCGCCGTAGCGGGCGGACGCTTGGTTGGCAAATGCGTTGGCGATGTTGCCCATGCCTCCGGCGTACGCGCCGTAGTTGTTGGCCTGGGCATTGGACATGCCCGTAAGCCCCTGGCCGTACCCGGCGAATGCCTGCGCCGCAGAGCCATACAGGCCCGACAGGGCGCTGGGGTAGGCCCCGGCCATCTGCCCGTATGCCTGAGAGGCGGGGCCGGCGTAGTTGAAGTTGGTGTTGCCACCGAACGGCAGGACGAATTCTTGGAATCCGGGCATGTTGTCTCCCCTACTACTTATTGTCTTTGGCGGGCTTTTTACGTTTCGCGTTGGCGATGGCCCGTTTTACGAGGATTTTGGCCCCGACCCGAACGAAAGGAAGGCCACGGACATCGGCCTGTTCCTTGAGCCAGTCCAGGATCGTTTCGATGTTGGCCTCGCACCACCCAGGCTCCTTGGCCTCGTTCTCGTCCATGGTCCGGGCGCGGGCGTTGCAGGAGCAGTTGGGCGTGGCAGTGATCCCGATGTACTGCAGGAGCGCCTTCAGCTCCGTGCCCGGCCCACCTGCCTGCGCGGCAGACGAGGTAGCTCCGCGGGCAACGGCCGGATACGACCAGTGTTTCTCGTCAATTGTCCACATGTCGCCGTCCTGCTTCACCACACACGGCATGACCTCTTCTATGGTGTAGCCGCGCTGCCGGCATCGGGCGTGGAGGTGGTCTTTGTGGCAGGTAATCATGGCAGAGGATTCTCGCAACTGATTCCGTCGCGGTAGGGGGTGGTGTAAGACCCGCTCAGCGTTGCGGGGCAGCCCGAAGATGTGCAGCAATCCGCGTTTGGAAATATGAGCCGGCCTTGCGTGGTCTGGACGCTGCAGCCGACAAGCGAATACGAGGAGCCGTCCCAGTCATACGTGCATTTGGATTCGGCGCAGTCCAATGGATACCGCGTCTCCGTGCAGGGCGTGCCCATGTAGTCGTAGGTCACCGTCTCGCACGTAAAGCTGCCCTGAATAACCGAGACGGTGTGTGGAGCGCAGCTCGGCACGGACACGCAGCAACTTGCCGGCACGCACTCGCAATTGACGCACACCTCGCCGGCGCTGCAGTGAGAAGAGTTTTCGCATTCGGAGCAGACCCCATCGCAGCAATGCTGGCCCGCCGTGCAGGAGCTGACGTACTGACCCGACTGGCAGACATGACAGGGTGGCGGAGGTGGTAGCCCTGTGCAATCGCACGGCTTGCACGTTCCGCCGACGCAGCATTCGGACGCAGAGCAGCAGGTCACAATGGGAAAGCCGCATAGCTGACCAGTGACGACGCACTGCCCGCAGACGCAGCTCTGGCATTGCCCGCAGGTCACCGGGGAAACAGACCCGCCGCCAGTGCATTTGTCTACGCACGTTCCGTTGATGGTGCTGGTGTCGCAGGTCTGGCATTGCGAGCATGTCGACACGCACTGGCCGTCCACGCAGCGCTCGCACTTGCCGCACGGCTTGTTCGCACAAGGATCGCAGGACTGAGCCAGCGTGCCGCCGCTGGACTCGCACTCGCAGACGTTGACATTGTCGTCACAACTGCCGTTGGTGCGTTGGCAGGACGCCGACCGGCACACCTCGCCAGCAGTATGCGTGCCCTTCTTGCCGGCAGTGCAGCAGCACTTCTTGTCGTCAGAGCAGGTGTTGCCTTTGCAGCATCGGCCGGCATCGCAGGCTCCCATCAGCGCACCGTCACTGTGTAAGCGGTGCGTCGGTACGTGGTAAGTTTCACCTTGCAATCATCGGTCAGCTCTCCCGCAGTGGGCACGCTGACACTGATGGTGCCGCTGAAGGGCGGAGACGCCCCGCCGCCTCCTCCAGGGCCTGGGGGACGGTTCCAAAAAGGCGGAAGAATGATCGGCCCAGGGAAGTTGCCGCCTGGGCCTGCGCCGCCGCCACCGCCAGGAATCCCCGGCCCGCCGGGCTGTGTCTCTCCGGGGAGGGCGGGGTTGCCGCCACCACCGTTGACGATGGTGACGTTGTTGGTGGTGATGTTATTGGCGGTGATGTTGTTGAAGGTGGAGTTGCCCCCCACGTTCATGATCGGCCCGCCGTAGTAGTTGTTGAGGGCGAACTCCTGGCTGGTCGGGAAGTAGAAGGAGTTCCCGTCGTAGTTGTTGATGTTGGTGTTGCCGCCGTTGTAGTTGCCCCCCTGCCAGCCGCCGCCGCCAGGAATGTCTGTTCTGCCGGGTGAGCCTGCCGGGGGAATAAGTCCCGGATACTGCGACGGGTTCCACGGCCCTCCCGAATACACGCCGTTGGTGTTGCCGATCTGCTCCGGGGCCTGAAAGTTCTGCACGCCTCTGGAGGTGTAGGGCTGATTGCAGTTCCCCAGAGCCTGCATCAACTGACGCACGGCGCCGTCCGGCAAGACGCCAGTGAGCGCCTTCACCAGCGCCGGCATGGACTGTGTGTCAGCCATTGGCTCCCTCCACCGTCATGGCGTGGAGAACGACGGCGTTGTCTTGAGCGCTCTGCTGGCCCGATACAGCGATGGCTATGTGCCTGTCCGCGCCGGCGGAGCGGTCGTCTACCTGCCCGGAGTAGTAGGCCCTCGCGTACCCGCTGGCATCGCCCAGCTTGGAACGGCCCTTCTTCAGGTTCAGAACGGCGGCGGTTGATCCGGCCGTGGTGGTGAACCCATCGCCTCTATCGGAAGTGATGGCGTTGGGCCTTGGAGAAGAAGAACCGTTGAAGTGCAACCCGACCTTCAGGTCTGCGTTCCCAGCAGTGGGCGTGTACAGGACCGAGATCGACCGGCTCCCCTTGTCGGCGTTGGTCAGCACCATGCAGCCGGTGCGCATGCGATATGACACCGCGGAATCGCCATCGGCGTAGCCGCTTGCCCGAACGAACCCCCCGGAGCCAGTGCCGTAGACCACGTCCTGCCGGCTGGTAAGCTCCATGTTGGCCGCGGCGGTGACGGGCGAGGCGTACTCTTCCTCCCACCACGCCTTGGTTGCCACGCAGAAGCACAGCGCCCGAACGGTGGTGGTGTCACTGGAGCGACAGAAGTAGAAGCGCACCGTCTTGGTGGAGAAGTCGCACTTCACATGGAACTTGTCGGACTTGGTGAAGTCGATCACCCGGTTGCGCCACATGTCATCAATGGGCGCGGAGATCGGCTCCTCGTTGGTGCCGTCGTAGCCGTAGACGCCGTAGCTGTCCGCGATGAATGCCACGCCCGCCATGACATCCCAGCAGCGGTCGTTGAGGATTCCCCGGTACGACCCCAGCATGATGGAGGCGTCGATGACCGGCTGGGCGACGTATTGAATCTTGTATATGTGCCGCGTCTGCACGGCCAAGAGGGCGGTCGCCAGCGGGATCAGCGCCACCAACTTGTCCGAATCGCCAATGGATTCCTGAATCACAATCTCGTTGGAGGGCGGCACGCTCTCCGGCTCGTCCACCTCTGAGAACAGGAGCGAGTTGGGTTTCTCTCCCGTGGTGTCCACGCCGTACCACGCGCGATCCTGGAACATCACGGCCACGCCGTAGTTGCCGGGCGGCACCTCAAACCGGCGGGCGTTGACCTGCCCAGATGGCAGGGTGACCGGCATCAGTCCGTATCCTTCCCGCTCCGTGTCCCGCAGCTCCTCGTCTGTCAGGGTGTCCAAGTACGAACCAAAGAACGCAGGGTCCGTGCGCTGAATCGTCGCCGCCCGGAACAGGACAACAGACTGCCCGGAGGTAGTACGCCACAGCTCCATGGCCTTCACCCGATCCTCTAGACCGGCATGCGTAAAGGCCCAGGTCAGCGTGCCCGCTGTGGCACCCGCGTCCACCTCCACTAGCTCGCTGATCGATGATGGGATCGGGCCGCGGAGAGTTTCGGGCGTGTCGTCCAAGTACCGGACCGCGCACTTGTACGTGCCGTACATGGCCGGCGTCATGGTCGCCGTGGCGGTGGCGTTGTTGTCTTGGACGATGGCGGTAGGAGGAAGCTCGTACTCGCCGCCGGACAGAACGGCCACGGACGACACAACGCCAGAGGTGGCGGAGGCTGTGGCAGCAGCGGAGAGGAACCGCGTGTCCGACTTGTTGGGCAGGAACGTGATGACAGGGGCGGCCTGGAACCCAGTGCCACCGCTGACTACGGTGACGGCATTGACGCGGTAGATCATGCGCGGCGTCACAGACGCACCCGCGCCGCCACCGCCGACCACAGATACAGTCACGCCCGTGGTGGTCGCCCCGGTCCCGCCAGAAAGCAACACAGCATCAACGACAGACCCATTGGAGACGCTGACGTACCCGTTTGCCTTGGTCAGACCTTGAGCGGACGAGAACGACAGCGTGGGCGTGCCGGTGTATCCAGTTCCGCCCGCCGTCACGCTAAGGTCGCCGATGAGTCCTACCACGCCGACCTTGAGATCAGCACCTCCTGCGCATCCCCCTTTGATGTCCACCGTGGGAGCAGAGGTGTACCCGGCCCCGGAGTCCGTGACATCGATTTGCGTCACACGCCCTCCAGATATGGAGGCGGTGGCCGTTGCCTGCTTGGTGGCGCCGCCGCCCGACAG